ACATCAACATCAAAAACGATGAGCTCGAGCGTTTGAAAGGAGAAGAGGCTCAGTACGCTTCTTCGTTGCAAAAGTTAACTCAAGGTCTAACAACCATAAATGACTTCATCATCAAAGTACAGTCCGCTTGCAATGCAATACAGGCCGAGATGAACAAGCTGGAGATGAACAAGTCTCAAGAGTTCACCAGCATTCAGAACATCATTGGAAACAACACAAATGCGCTAAACGGAAAGTCTGAAGAGAAAGTTAAACAGGACGAGGACTTTCGTTACCTTGCAATACTCGAGCAATTGTATTCGGACACAGGTGTAAAGAAGAAAATCCTTGAGAACTACATACCAACTCTCAATCGAGAGATTTCGTATACACTGAATGAACTTCACTTTCCCTATTCGTTAGCATTCGATTCGGACTTTGAACCAAACATGGAGCACTTAGGTGTCCCCATCGGTGTAGATACATTGAGCACAGGTGAAAAGAAGAGAGTTGATCTCGCAGTCCTTATCTCTATCATACGCATGCTAAAGCGCAAGTACCCGGGCATAAACGTATTCATGCTCGATGAGGTTCTATCGTCAATAGACGGCGATGGTATCTATGACATCATAGGATTGCTTCAGAGGATATCGAAGGAGATGAACATGAACATCTTCATCATAAACCACTCGCCACTACCGATTGAACAGTTCGATTACCAGATAAGGATCGAGAAGAACGCGGGATTCTCTGACTTAGTCATTGAGCACTTGGATGTTCGAATGGACGATTGATTAACAAAAATTTAACAACGGATTAAGGTCGGTACTGTTTTCAGTATCGACTTTTTGTTTTATATTTGTCTTTCTTATTCGAATATATAATCTAAATAAGATTTTTCAATGAGAGCAAAAAACGTTAATGAAAGTGTAATTCAACAGCCTTTCACAAACAACACTCGCAACCAACCTATAAGTGGTTCATACCCATTAAGCATGATGCAGTACGAGGACTCAGATAAACCTGAGTGGAACCCGGACTATGAAGAGCTTCACAAACAAGACCACGACAGCGAAAAAGCATATGCCAAATTCAAAGAAGAGGAAGAAAGCTTAAAGCTCACAAAGGAAGATTTCGAAAATGCAAAACCCGGAGATGTTTTCTACATGACAAAGGGCGACAACGTTTACAAAGTTGTTGTTGATGAAGTTACGATGATGAAACATCGTATGTTCTCTAGCAATAGAAAAAGTCCACCTGAGATAACGATTATTTCACGAGGTGGAAAGACATACCGAGTAGGTTCTTTGCTTCGTTCTAAACCACAAACAGAATTGAACGTTGTAGGAAGAGGCCTCATGGACCCAAGAAACTTCAAAGGAAATGACTACCACGACAGCTACGAAAAATACAGAGCTAAATATGAATCCAAAAATAACGAAGATATGAGAGCAAGAGAAGTAAACGAGGACTGGGAGTCCGAACTGAAAGCAAAAGAAAAAGTCTGGAATGCTGAATATCGTGCAGAAGACAACGCCCGTAAAGAAACATACAAGCCAATGAAGAAGGCATATGTGCTCCCAATAGGCGTCGTATCACCGGCCAACGGAAATACAATGTATGACTGGAACATTTATGAATCATGGCCAGATGGCTGGGCATTTTTGCTCAAGGGTTTTTTAATTTTCTCCTCTGATGAAAACGATTTTGAAATCGGTGAAGACGTTGTATTGTATGGCAATGATTCAGGACGAAGGCTTACATATGCTAACAAAGTAGTTGACAAGGCTCCAGTTCAAAAAGAAGCTTTAGTCAATATGTTGTTCAAACATGGGTATGATTACAAACCTAAAAGAGCATTCCAGAAGGCGGCATTCAGCAATAAACTTAGTACATCGTACTCTGTAAAAGGAATCACCTACGACGAAATAAAACCTCACAAAAGGCACAAAGAAACAAGAGGTTACTAAAATAAATGACTATTATGAGAACATTTAAAGTTAAGGAATCATTATATGAGAAGATCGAAGACGATGAACCAGACGTAGAGATCGAAGACAGTTGGAACAAGCCAGATGAAGACGATGATGTGGAAGTAGATCCAGACGAAATCGATACGACAGACATGGAGACCGCAGAAGAAATCGACATCCCCGATGCCGCTTTCGACGATGAACTGCTGATGACACTCAACAACGAGCTTAAATCACCTGAGTTCGCAAGAAGGGTGTTGAGGTTCAGAGTAAAGGGCGCAGACCGTAGGCCTGAGTTTGGAACTGTCCTTGCTAAGATAGGAGACAACGGCTTCATCTTCAAGCTCCAAGACGGAACAATGAAGAAGTACAAACTCCAAGACATAATCGCAGAGAGCATTAAGTACCCTAACGAAATGCACCTCGACGAGAACTGGGGTGAGGGATTCGACGAAGACGATCGAAATGACGAGTACCACACGTTGGAAGACGAAGGAAAGTTTGATGATGAAAGTGATGACGAATTCGAAGACGAAAGCTACGAAATAGAAACAATAGACCCAGAGGACGAAGAGTACCTCATGACTATGGGCCACCTTTTTCCTGACGAAGCAAAGAAAGTCATGAGCCGATACACAAAAGTTCCTCGAAGAGGAAGCCGTGGACTTGGTGTAGATGGCAGGATGCCATTTTAAGAACTGCATAACCACACATTTTTTAAGGACTTAGGGAAACTTAAGTCCTTTTGTTGTATAGAACTATCAAATAATCAAATTATCAAAGAGTGATTATCAAAAAAATAGAGAAGACGAAATTACTAAATGTTGTAAATTTTTAAACATATGACACATGACACATGAACAAATAACGGAAAAAATTGAAGAATGGCGAATAACTTTTTTAGGCGATGATTGGAAATGGCGAAAAGGACAAGCTGAAGCTATAATGCAAATTTTGTTAACATATTTTAATAAAACGCACAATGTTGTGATTTTAGATTGTCCAACAGGTGGAGGAAAATCCGCAATTGCACTGGCTGTGGCTTGGATATTGAACCAAGAAAACAAGTCAGGATTCATCCTTGCATCTGACATAGCTCTACAAGAGCAGTACGAAAAAGACTTCAAAAAGGCAAACATAAAGTGGGGTTCCATAAAGGGAATCGACAACTACCTGTGCATCGACAACATGGAGAAACACTCTCTTGGTACTTGCAAGATAAGGAACAAGCCCGCAAAGCAGATGCACTGCTACTCATCATGCCCATACTTTAATGCAAGAGATTTTGCATCCGCAGCTCCAACTGCATTGCTGAACTATGCGTACTGGTTAATCCACATGAACTATGTAAACCCCGGCATGGATGAACCTCCATTCCCTCCACGAAAGTTCACAATATGTGACGAAGCACATAAAATAGTCGATATAGTTCAAAGTCACTACTCACCACGTTTCGATGCAAAGACAGTGGAGAAACTTGCAAAGCTCACAGACTTCTTCAACAACTACAAGCTCAACAACCTATCCAAAGACTTCATTCACATAAAAGAGGATATTGACAAGCTTTACAAGACAGATTACAACGACGAACTTAACGCTAAACTTATTGCTATAAGAGACAACTTGCAATACAGGTACCGCGAGACATGGGAGAAGTTCAAAGACGAAGTTAAGAAGCAGTACCCACACGATGACCCGCCACGAGAGTGGAAAGAGGCTCTAAGGCTTTGCGATTGGGTAAAAGACATGCACTGCAAAATAGATGACTACGTAAGGATGATAGAAGTAACTTCTACAGACACTATGGTTAAGAACCCAACCGGTGAAAACGAACTTACGTTCAACTGCTTGGATGAGTCTTGGATGATGCACAAATACTTCCATGCTCACACAGGCTTTACTCTTTTAATGAGTGCTACTTTCGCAGACCCATCAAAGTATCTAAAGAGCATTGCTCTCGACAAGGCAAAATACATAAAGCTCGACTCACAATTCGACTTCACAGCTTCTCCAATCTACTTCTACAACAAACGAAGAATGTCCTACAAGCAGATTGAGGGCAACCTCCCTTGGATGTTCGAGCGTATTGATGAGATACTCGACAACCATAAGATGCACAATGGCATCATTCACACTGCTTCATATGATTTAGCTCTCAAGATATTCTCAGGTGTATCAGCAAAGAACAGAAAACGTATACTCGTGTATAGCGGAACGGAGGAGAAGAGGCAGGTAATAGAGATGCTAAAAACCAACAATGATAAGATCATAATGGGTCCATCGCTCACAACAGGGTTGGACTTAAAAGATGATTGGAGCCGATTCGCAATCATAGCCAAAGTGCCCTATCCAAGTCTCTCAGATAAGTTCATTGCTAAGAAACTGGAAGTGAGTCCTGATTGGTATCGATGGCGCACGATTATTGAAATTTTACAGTCTGTGGGTAGAACAGTTAGGCACGAAAACGATTGGTGCAAGACTTATATACTCGATGGTGCACTCGCGGACCTGATACACAACAATCGAAAGGCGTTCCCGCCGGAGTTTATGTCTCGCCTCGTAGTCGTGGATTGAGATATATACAATAAACCGACAATGTTAGTACGAGAATCTTTAGAAGAAAAAATTCCAAACGCAATCGATTACAAAAAGCTCGCGGCATACGCAAATGCCATAGGCGTCATGTGCGATGGAGAGTATGGAGACGTTTTTTACGATGAAGCGCAAAACCACGTGTGGATATGCTTGGGTGATTCGAACCCATTCGACGAAAGCATGCTAATTGAGTACATCAAAGGCGCGATAAGAAAAGGCGACTACTCATCGGAAAAACACATCAAGATAACTGTTGAGGACGAGTGTTACCCACAAGGTTCGAACTGGAAAAAAATAAAATCGTAAAATGGCTTTACAAAATAAGTACAACAATGAGGAACTCCTTATAAGAGCTATCATTGCTGGCGTATTGAATGTGCTCAACAACAAGCTCACTTACAAGCAGACTTGGAGCAACGACGACATAGAAGAAGTTCAAGTGCCTTTCTGGTACAACTTTAGCGGTGACGAGAGGTTCATGCAGGACTTTTACACGCACTTTGGTCATTGCCTGCCTCCTAAGCCTGTAGATGGAAACTTCGATAGGAACCCAAGGGGCGTTGTTACGTACGTTGGCTCACAGATAGACTCGGCAAGGATAACTTCGCGTTACATCCAGGGAAACTTCCTTAAAGAAGTGGATGGCCAGCTCCAGACGTATCACTCATTTCTCTATTCCATACCTCTCAACGTTAATTTCGACATCGAAATGTGGCTTGACAGCCAAGTCACACAGCTCAAGCTTGAGCAAGCCATACGTGAAGTATTCTACAAGACCGCTACTTTCTACGTTTACTTTCGAGGAATGCGAGTAGGTTGCACAGCTGGGTTCCCAGAAGATATAACGCTCGAAAAGAACATTCAATACAGTTTTGAAACAGGCAACACAACAGTTCCAAAGCTAAAGTTCTCTTTGCAGGTAGAAGCTTACCAGCCAGTGTTCGACCCCACAACCGAAGTAAATGCTAACAACTTAATGACAGGCATAGGATTCAGGTTAATTGACCGCAACGTCGAAAAGAACGACGGCAACATAACGATGACAACTAACTTTACAGGTACAACTTTTCCAAAGGGCTACCCACTTCTTATGGAGTGGGAGTACATCAACGAGAACGCAATCATAAACAAAGTGGACATTCTGTGGTCAAATGCTGGAGAGAACGAGAGATTTGTCATAGAAAAAGGAGTTCCAAACCATGAGTATTACGTGTGGAACATCCCAGAGGCGTTCACAACTTACAAGAACCCCGCAATAATCTGGAACCTTCCGTCTACCACCTCTTTTTATAGAGAACCGATACTTAGGGTGCTTCCCAACCCAATCACGAAGGTGATTGATGAGAGTTCGTTCATCGTCATCGACCCAGGCTACTTCATATCGCTTGATGGAGATGCATCTATAAATATAGTTCTTGAGATGAAAGATTCCAACAACAAAGTCGTTTACTCCGGCGATGCCAGTGCATACATAAACCTCGACAACTACAAGATAAGCACTACAAACCCCGTTACACTTCCATACGGCGACATAATTTTTCCGGGATCGGTGGAATCAAAGGAAATCGACATTTACGTTGTAAACTCTGTAGCGGCTTATGAGACTTCTATGCCACAAACAGGTGACTCGCAAGCCTACGGTGTTATAAGAAATGTAACGATTGTATAGAAATGGGACAAATTCGTTCAAAACCGATAAATATATAAAACAAACATATAGTAAACAAAATAATTTTCCAATATGATTACGAAGATAAATCAATTGAAATCGCAGACAAGCGTATCTGAAGTTAAGGCTTTGTGTGAATCAACAATCTCGGCTATCAGCTCAGCTATCTACAACGGCGTAACACCAGATGCTCAAAACGAAATCGAAAGAGTTGCTTTAACAAACCTCTTTAAGGGATTAGAAAGGTACTCATCTGACAAGGCGATAACTGAGTGGCTGAACAACCAAAAGAGAATCTACTCAGTGAAGAATCTGGGAGTAAGAAGCGCAGTCAACAACCTTCTAAAAAATGAGAAGGAGAACGCTACGTTAGTAGAAATCCTCGAAGGCTACCGCGATCAATTAAACTCATATCCTGAAGTAATGCTTTACGAATCATTCACTTCCGCTCTCTCAGGGTTTGGTTACTTACCATCTGTGAACACTGAGCTAAGCGCGGTTGCCGAAAGAGTGAAGAAGTACCAAAACGATGTGGACATCTCCAAGATCGTTGAAGTAATGAAAGGCACTCGTAGTGACTACCTCATTCCACTTATCGAAGACGTTGTAGAGAACTACCTCAACAACAAAACCGAGCAGAACAAGAGCTCTTTAAAAGAAACTCTCGTTAAGTTCAGTTACGACCCATTCATCAGAGATATCATCAACCTCGTAACTCTGGATGCCACCCAGCTCCAATTGGAATACGCAAACGCCGAATGCGACATAGAAGACAGAATCTTCTCACCTATCATGTACTTAGGTGAAAACGAAACTCTCTTCAACATAAAGGGATCGTACTACGTAAGGAAAGGAAACAACATCAACAAGCTTAAAAATGCTGAAGTTCAGATGATCGACGAATCATTCAAGAATCTCTGCAACATCGTAAACGACCCTGGGGTTTTCATCACAAAGAATGACATCAAGATTTACGCTGGTAAGGACTCAGCAATCTTAACCGAACATGCATCATACGTCAATGGAACACCATTCGATGACACACAAATAAACGAAACAATGCAAGTTGCAAAGTGGAGCGGAAACGAGGCTTTCTTCGGAATGCTTGGAGTACTTAGAGAGAACTTCAACGAGATCGCAGAGCTTGACTTCGTAAAGAGAGTTTACCTCAAAGAAGATGAAAACTATGCAGCGGACATCTTCAAACTTAGAGACAATGTTTTCATCACAACATTCGACTCAAACAATAACAAAGCCACTTTCTACCGCAACATCAATCCTATCCAAGCAGAGAAGATCATGATGGAGCACATGAGGTACGATGTTTCGAAAACATTCGCAGACATCCTCCCAAACAAAGAAAAAATCCTCTCTGAGATATCAGAAACAAAGAAGGACTTCACAGACTACATCGTGGACCTCGAAAATAAAATTCAGCAGTTCGCGGCATCAAGCGACCCTACATCAGCAATGGTGGTAGAAGCTCTAAACGAAGAACTCGCAGAGACCAAAAACGATTACAAGAACTACCTCAACAGAGTAGAAAAATTCACAACTGCAAGCCCGGACGAAAAAAAAACCCTAAATGAGAACCTAAACATCACCGTTCAGGACGATGGAACAGGCAAATCATACACAGTTGTAGTACCTACAGGAATGCAGGCCGCTAAAGGTGCTGAAAGCACTGGCCAAGTAAATGCAGATGGTGATATGTTCGGATCGGAAGTAGGTATGTCAAGCATGTCAGAACCCGGTGGCGGAAGCCCAAGCTCAGCAATAACTTTTGACGACAGCCAATCGGAGCTTTTAAGCGACTCACCTTCAATGGAAGACGATAAGGTAGACTTACAGGCCGACGACGTAGAAGCATATGCCGACAAGGTAGACGCTGAAGCTGAAATCCAAGCACAAGAAGATCAACCGACCGATCTCGCAGGCGAACCAGGCGCGGCAGACGCAAACGTACCTCCAGTAGGAGACACAGAAGATATGGGTGGCGGAGACCTTGGCGGAGGCGGAGAACTTCCTGACTTAGGAGACACAGGAGAACAGACTGGTGAGCTTGACCTCGGTGGAGAACCAACAGCTCCAGCAGATCAATCCGCAGAACCTCCTGTTGAACCATCTACTGAAAACCCAGAAAATCCTGCAACACCTGCTCCAGAAGACCCTAACGCTCCTAAAGAAGAAGCTGCTGGTCCTCCTGACCCGAATTTGGAGAAAACAAACTTCGCGGCAGACAAAAACCCTGGAGACTTAGACCAGCCTAAAAAGATCAAGAAAGTTTTCTTGAAACGTTTAAAAAAATAAGAAACTATGAACATAAATTTTCCAGTAAAAGCTGTAGATACTGTCATTATTGATAGTGAAGGTACGCCATTATTAATGATGAAGGAATTTGCTCTTTCAAATAAAGATGCAAAAGATTTAGCTTCAATGATAGCTTACTTAGTAAATACACATTCTCGTGATCTTGTCAGAGAATCGGTTGAAGAAGAACTTGATACTGAGGTATTCGAAGGACTTACATTAGGAGATGATTTTGACGATACTTACAAAGCTTTGAACGAAGTAGCAACTTTAGGTTCGAAGGTTAAGTACAAAGGCCAGACTGGGTATGTCAATGCCGAGATGCAAGACGGAAAGGTTATTGTCCAAGTTCAAGGAAGCACTTACGCTGTAGACCCTAAAGACCTCAAGGAAATGCACCCAAGAACTGACAAAGTGATGAGCGCAGAAGTTCCACAGTTCAATGACAAGACACAAAAGATTCTTTTAGAACAGTACGTAAGGTGTGGAATCTTTTACAACAACGTTCCTATCAAGACGAGCAACTGCTTCGTAAGGTACAACCAATACGAAACAGCTCCTGAAAACGGAAACGTTAAAGTGCTCGTAGAGGGAACTGCCACGTTCTTTCCAAAAGACCAAGTTCGCATATTCGAAAACATCAATGAGTTTGCAAGCGAGGAGAACTACATTCCCGGCGTAATCATAGATGAAGCAACCGAGGAAGTTCTAGAGAACATACTTCTAAATGCAATTGACTACTCACAGGCAGTAGGAGACGCAGACAGCATCAGAATCATCAAGTTTGCTCCTAATGGAGACCAAGAGATGCAGAACGCTCCAAAAGCAATGTTAAGGACTCTATCAATATAAAATTACTTCAAAACATAAATAAAGCTCGGTAACTTAAAACTTACCGAGCTTTTTTGCATATAAATTTTAACTAAGCTTTAACTATTCCGCGCCCCTCTCGATTACTCAGATGGTCAGGAATGAACCTAAACTAACATAAAATATAAACTTATTATGGCGCATTACGTAAAGAATGCCGATCTTCGAAATGAAATCATTCGCTGCAAAGAGAAAAACGAGATATCAAGAGAAGCTATTGAAATGTTTCAATTAATGGCAAGGAAATTCTCTGACAAGCTAACGTACATATACGAAGAGGACCGCGAAGACTGCATCGCGTTCGGCGTCATGGACTGCTACCAGTACTGGAGAGGCTACAACCCCGAGAAATCACAGAACGCGTTTGCGTACTTCACACAGATCATCAAGAATGGCTTTGCAAAAGGCTGGAGAAAATTGTATGGCAACATGCCAAAGTCCCGCAAAATAAGCATTTCTAACGATAAATTGTATAACATCAACATTTAATATGCCAAAGTCAAATTCTTATGTGAATCTTTTAAAGATTGAATGTGAGCATTGTCATAGAATTGTGCCGCTCAATATTTTTAATAGATGTCACGGTAAAAAATGTAAAATACAATGAGCGGAGGAACATTCGACTACCGACAATATATGTTCGAAGACATCGCTGACCAGATAAAGCAGTATGTTGTCCAGAACGGCACCAAGCGCGAAGAACGAAGCTCATGGGAAGATGAGTACCGTCACAAGTATCCTGACGACATCATTCGGGAGTTCGAAAAAGCAGTAGAGCTCTTAGCGATTGTGAAAGTATACGTGAACCGCATCGATTACTTGCTGGCAGGTGACGATGGCGAGGAATCATTCAGGTCTCGTCTAAAAGAGGACCTATCAAAAATAAAGATCGACAATGGCTTTTAACAACAGATATAAATTGTGGCATTCTTTCATGAATATATAAATTAAAAATGAAAGAATTTAATTACATTTATATCATTTCCAATGTCGAAAATGGAAAGGGCTATGTAGGCACTCATGAAACAAATAATTTAAATGATGGTTATTTTGGGAGTGGTGTTTATTTAAAAAACGCCATTAAAAAACATGGTAAAGATAAATTCGAAAAAAACATTATTGAGTTTTTTGATACTTATGAAGCGGCATTATTAAATGAAGAACATCATATAATAATAAATGATACATTATATCCTAATGGGTATAATTTATCTTCAACGGGTGGCTTTAATTCATTTGTCAACGGCCACCATAATGATGAAACAAAGAAAAAAATGTCTATTTCCGCAACAGGAAAGCATCGAATATTTTCAAAAGAGCATAAAGAAAAATTAAGTAAAGCTGCTGCTGATTGGCATAAAAATGTGGGGTTTTCTTCTGAAACCCGAGAAAGAATAAGTGCAGGAAATACAAATAAAATATGCACAGAAGAAGCAAGAGAAAATTATAAACGAGGAAATAAAGGAAAAAACATAGGCGTTGTACATTCTTTAGAAAGTAGACTGGCTGCTAGTGAAAAGTTAAAAGGCAAACCATCAAAAAATAAAGGGAAAATTCGTACAGATGAAGCTCGTAAAAATATGTCAATTGCTGCTAAAAATAGAAAAAAACATGTATAATCAAAACTATAAAAAATGGCATAAACCTAACATGACAGGCACCAAGAAAGAGGGAGGAACGAGCTGGACGCACCAGGGATACTACAAAGCTCAGAACCCGACAAAGTACATGGGCGATCCAAACCTCATCATCTTTCGCAGCTCATGGGAGCATGCGTTTTGCAGGTGGTGTGACTTCTCACCTTCGATCATTAGGTGGTCTTCAGAGCCGGTGAAAATTCCCTATTACGACAGAGTTTCAAAGCTGGAAGAATGTAAGAAACAAGGGTTGGACCCAAACAACCCGAGAAACTGGGTGATAAAGAACTACAACACGGACTTTTGGATCGAAGTTGACAAGGGCGAAGGAGTTACCGAGAGAATGTTCATTGAGATCAAACCATCAGGAAAACTACAAAAACCTAAGCCACCACCTGACAATGCACCTCTAAAGGTTCAAAGAAAGTTCGTTTCGTCAGCTAAGGAGTACCTCATCAATGAAGCGAAGTTTGCAGCATTAGGAGCTTGGGCAGCGAAGAACGATGCAAAGTTCTATGTGTTCACCGAAAAAACTTTAAAAGGATTATTGGGGAATTTTTTTACATAATGTATAATGTTAAAAGTAAAAGAGTATTTAGATGAGAATTTCGCTCAAGAAGGAGAATGCACAGTAGAAGGAAGCAACAATGGTGTTTTTGGGTGTTGGAAATATCCAAAAGATTATAAGCCTATTCCTAATAGTGAATGGTACCCTGGTATAATCTGTAAAGATCATATACAATTGTGTATCAACAACGAAACAATTCAGACTGATAGGATATACATAGATGGTAAATATGTTTCGAAATATTCATATCTACAAACTTATCAACATATTCCGAGAGGAGAACCAGATGCAAATGGGTATTATCGTAGAAGCACTGATGAAGAAGTTATTCGATACATTGATTCGTATCTACAACAAATAAAAGAACGAGAAAAATGCAAGACGCAAGCACAATAGATCTAAACACTCTCGATTATGAGAACATCGTTATCGATGAGTACAGGCACGAACCAATTTCGTTCCCGACGTTCGATCCCAGTCGGGCAGTAAGCGTTACTGTAAACTCGGGCTATCCTTATACCAATCCATACGATTACTCACAGGAGTTCGAAGCACGCAAGATGCAACTCGCAAAAGCCAAAAGAAGAGGAATATAATGGAAGCGCCCAAAGACACTTATGAACGAAACAAACACATAACTGACATAGAGGACGTGGCGTTCAATCGTTTGTTTGAGAACTACTTAAAGCTAAACCTCAAAGGACCCCAAAAGCTTATAGACGTTGACTCTACGGACCAAGAGAGTGTGCTGAGAGACAGAGCGGCAGGAAGACCTTTTCCAGGAATGATCTATACATTCATTCATATTAATAAGAAAAATCCGGTAACATTAACAGCTCGTCAGACAGGAAAAACAATGGAGTTTCATGATATTACTCCTATGCTTTTTTGCACATCGTTCAACCCGCAAACTGGCCTCATAAAGGGTCTCAACCTAAACATGATGCCTCCTGATGCCAGACTTAAATTTCTACAAGTGTTCTGGGAGCAATACAAAGACATATTCAATCGAATAGAGGAACTCACAGAATACAACAAGAACGCGCTCAACAAGAAATACATATCCGATGCAATAGCAGGAAAGAACCCTGCACTGTTCAAGATGTTTAGTGAAAAGCAGAACTCACCCTTTGGTTTCGCTTATCGATCGTACGAGTTAAGGAACTGCGCAAACTTTCGAATGATAGAAATAGAACAATGGCAATACATACCATTTTTTAATGCCCAACAATCATTCAAGAAGATGCAGACATCGAAAATCTACGATATGTACAATAGGGAAAAATAGTGGAAATATATACACTATAAATAAAAAGTTAACAGATGGCAGGATATTCGCTCAAGAATCTGGACAGGGGACAAACCTCGTTCATTCAAAACATACAACGCAACATTCGTTACCTATCATTAATGGGTATGAAATTCGATCAGAAAGTGATCAAGCAGTCCAAAGCGATTGGTATCTCCGAAGATCAAGAAGACTCAATGTACAGCCTCTACGGCCAGCACCAGATGGCATCTGGTATGGACATTGGCCAGAAAGAATTTATTGCGTTTTTCGACAAAGAATACCCAACTCGTAGAGACTTTCTTAGAAGGTTCGCAATGAACGGTGAGATCGAGCACGTTCTCGAAGTAATAGCTGATGAAACAATCATATTGGACGATGCAAACTTCTTTGCATACCCAAACACAAGAAAGCTCAAGTCTGTGATAAAAGCAGAGAAAGCTAAAGAGATCATAGACGACCTTAACGAAGCATTTAAGAAAGTTTACTTCGCATACGGATTCAACAGCGGCCACGACGCATGGCACTACGCAAAGAAGTTCCTCATCGACGGGTTCCTTGCATTCGAAATCATCTACGACGGTGAGGGCGAAGCAGACGCTAAGAACATCTTAGGCTTCAAAGAGCTTGACCCAATAACTCTTGAGCCTGAAATGAGAAAAGACGCAGACGACAACGAGTATCGCATCTGGATTCAGTTCAGAGGAGACTCAGAACGCCAGAGAGAGCTAGTAGACGCAAACCTCATCTACATCTCATGGGCTCGAGGAAACTTCATATCTCGCCTATCATACGTTGAGAGGCTCGTTCGTTCATTCAACATGCTTCGTACGCTTGAGAACTCACGTATCATATGGAACGTTATCAACTCACAGTACAGGATGAAGATCATCGTTCCTATCGGAACTCAATCTGAGGTAAAGGCAAGGACGAGGCTCTCGGAACTTAGAGGTATGTACAAGGAAGACGTTACTATCGATTACCACTCAGGTGAAGTAACAATCAACGGAACACCTAACTTCTCGTTCGCAAAGCAGTACATCATTCCTTCAAAAGATGGCCAACAGACCGAAATCGATTCGGTGGCTCCATCAGGGTATGACCTCACAGGTACCATGGCACTCGATTACTTCTGGAAGCGTTTCATCATCGAAACTAAAGTTCCTGCAGACAGGTTCTCATCTCAAAGCGGCGAAGCTGGCGGTGGAGGAGAATCAAACTGGTCGACAGGAGGAGATTCAATCGCAAGAGAGGAAATTCGTTTCAACTACTTCATCAACAGGATTCGTTCAATACTCCAAGAGATCATACTCAAGCCTACATGGATCCAGTTCTGCTTGAAATACCCAATGTTCGCACAGGACAAAGCATTAAAAGGAGCAATTGGGCTCGAATTCTGTGAGGAGAACCTCTTCACTGAAGCGAAGAAACGCCAAGTAGATTCCAAAGGTGCAGAGATGGTTGAAAAACTCATGGGCATAAAGGAGCCTGACGTTGCTCCTGACGGAACGATAAGTGAAAAACCTTATTTCGATGCCAAGTTCTTGGTAGAGAAATACATGGACTACACAGACGACGACAACAAACTAAACGTCAAGTACAAGAAAGAAAGAGACGAACAGCTAACAAGGAAGGCAGCCGCAATGAAGAGAATCGCCACAGCACAAGGCGCAGCAGAAGGCGGTGGAATGGACATGGGAGCAGCAGGAATGGACATGGGAATGGGTGGAGGAGAAATAGGAGGAGGACCTGAGCCTGAGGGTGGAATGGGAGGTGGAGAAATGGGTGGAGAACTAGGAATGTAACAAAAATAAAGGATAAAAACTTGGAATACGAAGCATTAAAAGTAGCTAGCATTATCGCAAGCTTAATAGCGATATCGATTCTTTATCCTCTCGGAGATTCGATGAAAATTAAATGGTCACAAGAAAGAGAGAGGCAGGCCTCGCTGTCCGCTACAGAAAGAAACTACAATAAAGCTAAGAAGCTTAGCAACATGTGGCATGCCATAGGATTCTGGATGCGAACTTTCGTGCTGGTGATTTTTGTATTCTCAGGAGGACTTCTTTGGGGATTTGTAGGGTTGATTCTCATATCATTTGGTCACAACATCATGATTCAGATAGCGCTGAAACAACCTTGGTACAAGATAGGAACAACGGCAAAGACAGATATCTTTTTAAGAAAAGTTTGGACTTGGATCGTTACTCAGTATAATAAAATCATCACCAAATTAAAAAAATAATTAAAAAAGTGTTAAATATTGTTTTTTCGTATAGAAAAAGATTATATTTGCATTAAGAAAGGTAAACACAATAGTTTCGGCTATTAAAGATAATGAGCATTCGTTGATAGCATTGGCGGTAGTTCACTTTACAGCATCTCCACATGAATATATAAATTAAACTATGTATTCATGTGAAGAATGTAATTTAGAATTTCAAACATTTCAAGCTAAGGCTAATCATCATAGGTGGCAACATCTAAAATATGCTTATAAAAATGCGGAAATAAAAAATAATACTTCTATCAAATTTTCATTAGCGAATGATAGGCGTTTTGGGAGTTTTATTGAAGAAGATGTTATTTGTAGCAAAGAATTGTGTACAAACATAATTCATGTCAAATATAGAGAATCAAAAAAGAAGGCTAAGTATTTTTGTTCGATCAAATGTAGAAATGCTCACATACATTCTGTTGAAAGTAAAGAAAAATGTAGTAAAGCCGTGGCTAAAGCATGGAAAGATGGCAAATACGACACTGATTCATTCAACGAAAAACAAAGCACAAATAGAAAATTTTCGTCAAAAATTGAAAGATCAATTACAAAATATTTTAAAGATACGTATCCTGCTTATGGATGGAAATCTGGCGGACAACTAATTTTTCAAAATGTCAGAATATCACGAGATTTATATTCAGATATTCTTAAAATTTGTTTTGAATATGATGGAGTATGGCATTTTAAAGACATCAATGGTCAATTAAAAGAAAAGCGTCAAAAAGACACAATTTTAGAAAATTGGTGTATCGAAAATAACTATCGTTTAATTCGTATAGATGAAAATGATTTTAAAGATTTTAAACAAATAGAACAATTGTTCTTTGAAAATACTAATCCTATCATAAAAATAGGAAATCGATATTGAGATCGTTGGGAAACTAACTTATCTATCTGCAATGCAGGTCTGAAACACCCGGGTTCGAGTCCCGGCAGGTCCACTTTTATTAAAATTCTTAGGGCTTGACATGGAATTGACTTCATATTTGTGCAATAGTGACAAATTTCAATTACAATAAATGCAAACACATTTATGAACACCGAGATGATGATGGCAGCGTAAGCTCCATCTTAGTCGGCGGAGAGGAGTGGCTGAGGTCGCTACCTCTCCGTAATTTTTTTTTGCTAAATCTATCGAAAGATTGAGAATATATACTAAAAATAATAACGTCTATGAGAGCAGGAAATTTTAATATCAATGACTATCTTGATAAACTATACGAAGCCGCTGAAGAGCAAGAAGCAAAGGAGAACGAAACGAAGGGAAAGGAAACAAAAGAAGCCGCTTCTGGTGTAAGTGATAGTGAAGGCTTGATTCTCCCAGAGGAAAACAAAAAGACATACAATTGGCTTAAGAAAGAATACAACGCCGGAAAGACAGAAGTAAAGGTCGAAATGAAAATGGGCGGTGCAAAGTTTGAACCGGGCTATGACCTCCAGACTGACCTCAAGTCCGTTAATGACTTCAAGCCGGGAATGTTCGGCGAAGTAAAGACCGTTGACACACCAGGTGCCGACAAAACTAACAGCCCAGGTGCTCCTAACAGTCCCAACCTCACTTCAAAAGGAGGCAATCCAAATGCTAACACATCCAAACCTGCGCCTGCAAAGCCAGTTACATCACCAGCACCCGCAGGTGGAGCAAAACCTTTCGAAAAAGGCAAGGCTCCTGAAACTTCTGGAAAGAATCCGAATATAAGCAATAAGGAAGGTGGAGAAAAGGGAGAAGGAGAAAAAACGGAAGTAAAAAAAGTCGATCTCAAAACTAAGAAGAAATGATAAATGACAACGTGCTAGGCGACAGGCTTAACGCACACCTAAATAAGCCAGCGGAAACACAAACACAAGCTGACACCACAAAAGATTCTAACATAAAACGACAGTCGGCTTTGCAACTCTTAGCCGACTCGTTTGATGCTATCTGGTCGCTTCTTTCAATATTCGTAACCGCTTTCGTTTTAGGATTTGCAATCAGGACAATATCAGGCACAGGCTGGACATTCATAGAGTATATGATAATTGGCGTCGCAGTAAACACTGTGATGACATATGTGCATAACTTAATACATGGAATGCCAAAGATAAAAATAAATTCAATTAAATGACCAAATTCGTAGGATATCGTGCATGGCTCACAGAGAAAGCCACAGCAGAGCTTTTCAACCCTGTAAAGAGAGGCAAGCAATATAAGTTCAGCCCACAACAGCACCCTGAATTGGCACCTGAACTCTACGATCTCATAACTACTGCTTACGCAGAGCTAGGAGGCCACCTGAAAATCAAAGACCCCTCTGACGTTGTAAAGAACACAGAGTGGAACTACTGGGAAGGAACGGACATCCACGGAACACCTGACTTTGACATCATAATGTTTGGACAGAAGACACCTTACGGCGTAAAGTTCTCGGGTGTGGGGCACGATGGCGAAAAGGACAGCAAACGCGCATACTTGGACCAGCGAGGAAAGGACTTGAAAAAGCCTGGATTCTTCCTCGAGTGCTCAGGAAAGCTCGCAGAAATACTCATCAACAAGTACGGGTGCCCAACCGTGGACGACCCAGAAGAAGTAAAGAAGATCATTCCTACCATGTCAAAGTGGATAGGAGAATACCCTGAACACTCAGGAAAGGGGTGGTACGAGAGACCTATCGGTGGCCAAGTTCACAAGAAAATTGTAGTAGGAAGACCTAAAAACGTATAAATCATGAACATCGCATTTTTTCACGGATTGGAGTCGCCGCCCGTATCAGACAAGACGGAGTTCCTCGAACAGTTCGACGCCTGGTGCCCGCCAATGGACTACTACGATCCCAAGCTTTTCGATAGGATTCTAAACGAGCTACAGAACAACAACACAGAGCTTCTAGTAGGTTCGTCAATGGGAGGCTGGTTTGCATATTGTCTATCAACTCTAACAGACATTCCTACACTTATTTTCAACCCAGCGTTGAACCAGCGAACATTCAGTCCAAAGGTATACCGAGGAGACTTCGAACCGAAGCAGACTTTGATACTTGGCATATTCGACAACATCATCGATATAGACAAGACCGAAGAGTGGTTGGACACCAACAAGATCGAGAACTACGAAATACACTACGAAATGATGGGCCACAGAACGCCAATCGACATATTCACAAAATGGGTAAACAAAACAGTAAATGAGCAAAGCTAAAATCATCGTGCTTGAAGGCCTCGACGGCTCAGGCAAATCAACTCAAATCGAACTCATAAAGGAGTTCTACCAATCAAAAGGACTTAAGCTAAAACACATTCATTTCCCAATGTACGGGCACAATGAAGCAAGCGCCGTCGTCTCGGCATACCTCAGAGGAGAGTACGGAGACATCAACACGGTGCGGCCTCAGTTCGTTGGGATGATATACGCAATGGACAGGTTCTTTTACCTTCCACAGTTGCTTATCGATCTCGAAGAAAACGATATCGTCCTCATGGACAGGTACGTGTTTTCAGGCATGGCATTTCAAGGAGCCAAGTTCAACCTTGAGCATGATGCTATACGCATAATGAACTGGCTCTACAACTACGAGTTCGATTTTCTCAAGCTCCCAATGTATGACCTTAGCATATTCATTGACGTTCCTATTGAATCTATCGAGGAGAGGTTAAAGATACGTGCCGACGATGAGAATCGAGATTATCTCAATGGCAAAGCGGACATCCACGAAGCAGACATTGAGTTCCAAAAGAGAGTAAGGGATAACTACCTACGGATTTACAATGATGAAGTGTATTTCAATTTCACAAGAAACATGAACAGACACGTTAAATGCGAGAAAATGACGCCAGCCGAGATATTCATGCAGTATGCAAAATTGCTCGAAACTGTTCTAACATATCAAACACGATGAGAAAGAAAGAAAAAGTCGAGAGACACATATCGGAGTTCACCGACTGGAAGCTCCAGTTCACGCTCACAAAGCCAAAAGGCCTCTTAAGCGTAGGATTCTACGTGAGTCCTGAAGACTCGTGGTTCCTCGAGGTGGTAACTTACAAAACAAAATCAGGCTCGATATCAGAAACGAGCATGATAATCGAAAAAGATGCGGCAACTTGGAAGTCCCACTTGGGTACGCAGGGTTACACGGTCGTAAAATAACACAAATTTAACACATAAAAATTGTACTTTTGGCAGCAAATGTGTTATATTGGAATAAATACTTAAAACTTTTTGGATATTCATAGATATAATAAATAAATCTAAAAACTAAAATAACTTAAACTTTCACCGTTATGTCAAAGAAAAATGAAGTGGACGCTGTCACAGCTCCAGTGGTTGACTCAGCTCAATCGATTGAACAAAACGCTTACGTACCTACGTACAAAATCAAACCCGAATTCAAGAAAGCAGTCTTAGCTGCTATTGGAGATCGGCCATTCAACGAAATCGCTGGCCTCGTGCAAGCAATCGATGTGGACGTGATGGACCACCAAACACTTACTCAAGTTATGAATGCAATGGGTAACTTCCCATTCGTGAAGGTCGAAGGCCTCATGAAAAACATCGGTAATCTGGTAACACAAATTGTGGAAGATTGATAATTGACGAAAGTGATATATAGAATAAACACATTCTATGGATCATTTGAAAATTTATAATGAAATTATTGATAATGCTAAGAGTGAAAACCGTAAAAAACTTAAACGTGAAAACATTCTATATCAATATTTTGAAAAGCATCATATTGTGCCAAGGTGCTTAAATGGCAGCGATGACAAAGATAATTTAATTTTACTTACAGCAAAAGAACATTATCTTTGTCATCGCCTACTAATTCATATGTACCCTACTAATTTAGGTGTTAAATATGCTTTTTATAGAATGACGTTTGATAAAAAGGGTAAACACTTCATAAGTTCATTGGATTATGCATATGCAAGAGAATTGTATCATAGCATTCCAAAAAAATCACATTATGAACGATGGGTAGAAAAATATGGCAAAGAAGAGGCGGATAGAAAATATACTAATATGATTTTTAAGCTTAAAAATCATATATTTTCAGATGAACATCGCAAAAATCTTAGTATACGTCAAAAAGGTATATCTAAACAACCTTTAACATCAGAACATAAACAAAAAATTAGCAAAGCAAATGAAGGACGACAAGTTTCGCTAGAAACCCGAGATAAAATATCTATTGCAAATTCAGGCAAAATATGTTCAAATGAAACAAGAGAAAAAATAAGTAAATCATTGGAAGGAAATGTTCTTTCTATTGAAACTAAAACAAAAATCTCTGATGGAAATAAGGGAAAGATTGTATCTGAAGAAACTAAACAAAAAATGCGCAAACCAAAATCGGCAGAGCATAAAGCAAATATTGCTAAAAATCATTGGAAACATAAAATTAAAACATAGCCCACACATACACAAAAATAAATTTTCTACATGAGCAAAAAACAGTTAGGATTACAGACGATTGCATTGAATTTTATTGAGGACAAGAGTAACAACAATTTTCGTGAGTTAATAAATCGCTTAAGGCCAGGGATCGTATCTTTCGCATACAAGTATGTTAAAGACAGAGACTTGGCGAACGAAGTATCTTCGAGAGTTTTTATCACAATTTGGAAAAAGATCGATCAGTATAAGACCCAGTACAACTTTTCAACCTGGGCTTATGCTATCGCAAAGAATGAGGCATTAGGCATGCTTCGTAACAAAAACAAAACCATCTCACTGGATAAGTGCATGGCCGGAAACTCAAAGTTCTTTCAGTCATACAACCCATCCTTTTCGATGGACACAGAATGTATGGGACCACAAGGAGAGGACATCATTGACCAGCTCTATGATGCATCGATATCGGCGATCAAGCAGTTAGATCAACCTTACCAAGCAGTAATGATTGAAAGGGAGATCAACAAAAAACCTCTAAGCGACATAGCGGACGACTTAGGTTGGAACCTTTCAACCGTTAAGACTCGCCTTCGTAAAGCTCGCAAGGATGTTGCCGACGTACTTCAGAAACAATACCCATCGCTCGTGGACTCATACTTCACCAGCCAAAATGAAGACTAACATGAAAAACAAAGAAGCTAAACCAGTTATGAAGCCATCCTTTTTTAAGAGGTTTGGCTTCAGCAACTGGGGTTTAGTCAAAGCGTACCGAGACATCGAGAACTTTCTCGATTGGAAACGTACGATCGACAAGCAGGTAGCTGACCCGAAATCACAGTACAACAAGTGGGGTCTGGAGCACACAAAGCTCTATGACATATTTACCACGGTGTCCATTGATGAGCAGTACGGTAGCCTTCCTGAACAGATTCAGCGCACTCAGCTCGTAGAAATGCTCAACCCGCTACATCGTTACTTAGACGATGATCTTGGGTTCGCTGAGTGTTTGAACTGCGAGTTCAACCAGTTCGTTGATGAAAAAGAAAAACCAACACTCTCTTACTTGATCGTTTATCGTTTCAACTTCAACAAACTATCGATCACTTGGATAGCTAAAATGTTGATATTGCTTGGTGTTCTATCTTACGGGGCATTTCACCTTTCAACTATCGTAGCATGGCTTTCCAGTTTGATGTAAGTATATGGCATTCACATTCAACATTGAAAATATAAAATGGCAAAAAGGTTCTTATGGGCTGCCTGAGGCAGTCTATAAGATCAAAGTGCCAGGGATAACTACGGTCATAGGCGAGATGCTTCCAAACCCCGAGTTCGACGCATTCGTAATAGAAGTTGGAAAGGAAAAGGCAGACCAGATCATGACGGCCGCTGGCAACAGGGGAACCGCCATGCACACGTTTATTGAGACCTTTATGTCTACCTATTCGAAATCAGGCGATGTCTCTGAAGCCCTCAGAGTGACTCAAGAAGAAAGCCCGAAACTTTTGTTGGAAGAGAAAATACCTGAATCTAAGATAGAAGAGGGGCGGAAGCTCTTCTACAAGTTCTACTACTCAGAGTACCCACAACGCTACAAGAACATCGTGGCAATCGAGATGGGAGTGTTCTCTCCTTCCTTGTTCTATCGAGGAAAGCTCGACATACTCTACAAAGACCCACTATTTGGTTTGTCTATCACCGACTTGAAGTCTTCCAATGGGAGGATCAAAAAGGGAAGCTCCAAAGAGATATCGTATTTCTTCCAGCTTGGCGGATACGCAAACGCTTTTGAAGAGATGTACAAGGAGAAGAACATCGTAATCAACCAAGCATCGATACTTTGTGTCGATAAGCAGACCGACCTTTTGCAAGACATATCGTTGACTGGAACCGAGCTTGCAGAGTACAAAGAAAAGTTCAGAAACTTGGTAAAAGAGTACCATCGTAAAAATGGGCAAGAATACTTACTAACAAATTAATGTCGACAGGCATGGATTACAACGAATACAAAAACTAATACGAAACAATACTATGGCAAAGAAAAAAGAACAAGAGCCTGAACTTATCATAACGAAGGGCGAAGAAAAAGAAGTGCAAGAACTACCAAAGCCTACGCCCGAAGAAGTTGAGCAGTACAAAGCCGATTTCGAAAAGAGCCTCGAGGACTTCCACGCAACTCGTTGGGACTTGGCAGAATCGAAAGGAGCTTTCGCAAGCCAAGAAGTGGCTATGTTCCTCCTCGACTACATGAAGAGATTCGCAATGTGGTCGAAAAACGGATGGATGGGAATGATCAAGATGGACGAAGAGATCAAAGCAGCTCAAAAGGCCATCACCGACGAAGTTCCATTTAGTTTGGATTACCAGGGAATTGAGTTTTGTGCATACATGCTCCTGAACCCAGGTGGAATAGGACTCCAAGCTGCACTCGATTTCGAGACGATAGCTGACAAGTACGCAAAGGTGAGCATGACCGTTGCTAAACAACAAGAAGACGCAAGGAAGACCTTAAGAGAAATCGCTTGGAAGCAAGAGAGATACACTGCAGGTGTTCAAGGATTCTACTTATCCGAGCTTGAGCCTGAAATCGAACACGAAGTTGAAGTCGACGGAGAGGGAGAAGAATGTGACGACTGTGATCAAGACTAATCAAGACAAACACTTTATGAAAGGCCTAAGCGAAAACTTAGGCCTTTTTTGTGTATATAAGATATGGATAAATAAAGCAAAATAGACTAAACATGACACCAAAACTCTTCTTTACAAACAACTGCAAGTACTTTGCCATCGCGTTCTTTGCGTTGTTTCTCATTAAATCGATGCAAAGCTGTAACCGAGGAAACGAGCTTGCAACGATGCAGCAAAAGTACGACACTATCGTATCTTCGCTAAATGAACAGAACTCACTTCTGATGGATAGCATAAAGACTCTACAGTTCAGCTTGTCAATGGCAAATCAGAGAGCTCAATCGTCCGAGGAAAAAGTGACTGCAGTGCAGAACACTGTCGATAAGATCAAAACAAACACAACCATCACAGTTAAAAGCGCTGAACAAAAATAATCTAATCTCATGAATCTAAAGAACTTTAAAATCACTTCAAGAGGTCTCTACTGGGGCCTGATCGTGGCGTTCGTTGCGCTTTACGTGTTCGTAGGCTTCGTATCAACGTTGCACTCTATCACATTCTTCCAGCTGGCAAACAGTATAGGCCTTGCAATATTGCTCGGTATAACTTACGAAGTAGGCCAAGCGGCTGTGTTATTCTCTGTGCTTATGACAAAGAACAAAGATCAGTTTCTTCCTTGGGTGTTAATGATACTTCTCACAGCTCTCCAAGTAACTGCAAACGTTTTTGCATCTTTCAAGTGGATGGTAGAAAGTAAAAGCACTGACTGGATTTACTGGCAAAAAGCTATCCTCATAGGAGTCACAGCTACCCCTGAAACGTATATGATAATCATTGCATGGATAATCGGTGGTTTGCTACCAGTAGTTGCACTTGGAATGACAGCTCTTGTTGCAGCTCAGTTGAAGCACATTGAAGAATCACAGGAGCCTCAACTGACAGTCGATGATCTCATACCAACGCCTGCAACACGGGGAATGTACATGCCTGAAGCGGAAGTCCCTGATGTGTCAAAAAAAGCTAAGGAACCTATAGAAGAGGAAGCATACGTTCCTAAGTATAAAAGATTTGTAAGTCCTCTAAAGAAAAAATCTCACATAGAGCGAGTGAGCGATATCACTAAGCTGACACCGCCGTCGAAAGGAGACGAAGCGATAGCTTTAATCGAGAAAGAAGAAAAAGCCAAAGTAAAAGAATCCATTAACCAAGAGATGCTGAGCAATCTGGTGCAACATGAGATACAGCCAGAGTCATTTAAAGACCCTGCAAATGAATCACAGGTCATCGATGTAGAAGCTGTACCGAAACCAAAAGTCGTGCAAGACTTTTGGGGAAACATTTTAAAGGAAGGAACGTAAAAGTTCCTTTTTTTTGTGTGAGAAGAGACATTTGCATTTGTCAATGGTGAATAAATAATAAAAATAAGAGTACTCACATGACAGATTTATTCAACAATACTTCTAACGACTACATATACCCGGACCTGCCGCAATGCGCAGGTGCGGCAGATGGCTACACTTTCGAGTTTCTTCCGGGAGAGCAAGTGGGGATCGTTTCAGGAAGCAACATAATTGCATCGATGGGGCTTGGCGACATAATGCAATCAGTCACAGGCTGGGTACAGCAAACGAAGGTATTACAGCCGGGCGAGCTAATATTCGTACAAGGAGGAACAAAAGGAATAACAAAAGCTACCCAGTATTTTTACATAACAGACACTTCGCTTTTGACGCACTCAAGAGATTACATGAGTGTTGACCTATCAATAAACTACTACAACAACTTTAGATACAATTTAGGTACAACAGTCTCGGCAACATCAGACTTTGCAAATGGAATAGACATTGAAGCCGCATTAAACATGGCGTTCGATGCTAAAGGAATAAAAGTTCAAGCAACCTATACCGACGCTAGCTCTCTCGTATTCACAGGAACTCAGGAAGGCTACTACTACGATGTTACGATAGTTAACTCAAACACGTTCGTTCCAAATGCGAGTACGTTCGCAGAAGTTCTCGTTGAAGATGCTTCTCTATCAGTTCCTGCATTCAAGTACCCTAACTCAGCAATGCTTGGATACGTTCTTAAAGTTACTTACGACCCAGCTCTTTACGAGTACGCAAAGTGGATAGAGATTAACCACGTTCCAGACGAAATAACGCTTTTCACAACTGCCGATGGAAGCACATACACCAGAGAAGTTAAGAGTGTAGACGTTGGAAAGAGTGGCACATCTTGCGACCCGACGGCCCTAAGTGCGGCAGACTACCTAGACTACATCGAGACTAATAGCTTATGGGAAAAAGTAGGTGTTTTGAGGATGTGGCTTTCAACTAGTGACCCTGCCAATTCAAATATTGAGAACCTCATAACGGGATTCTATGTGTTCAATCCTACTACATCAGTAGTGAAAATTGATTATATGACTATAAACTAAGTATGAAAAAGAAGAAATCGTTAAAAGAATCGATGGGTGCTGGCTTCTCAATGACCAGTGGAGCTCGCAACATGTTTCGTTCGCGAGGAGGGTTTGGTGGAGCAAGCAACCTCGGTGGCGGCAACTCAATGTACACATACGAGATAAAGCCTTTGAACCACACTCTTGAACCAAAGCCAAACACGGTAGACACAACAATAAACTTCATGAGGCTCGGTTCAAAGATATCGGCGGTGCCTCTAAGGACAAACGCAACACCTACTCAAGTACGTATTAGAGGAATACTCAAAGAGATAAAAGAAACTGAGAATGGATCTATAATGTACTATGTCGTATTCGACGAAGCTACAGCACAGATGGTAAAATGCGACCCACTAACTGCTAGGCTCATAATCGAAGACCCGGTGACCAAGCAGTACCCAGCGACTGACACCATTCCAAGCGGAAGAGAGAAGAAGATAAAAGAAAAAGTTGCAGAAAAGAAAAAGAAGCAACTTGTCTCAGAAAACTTGATAGAATCGATCGAAAGAAAGAAGTACTTCAGAGGTTTCGACGAGTAAACGCACAAATGGAGCTAAGTTTTTAAATTTAGCTCCATCTTAGTGTTTAAACGTATCCGTGTTGTTTCTTCCAAGCGTTCATGCGATCTTCTACCCAAGGAATCTGGATCGAAGTGATTCTCTTATCGAGCTTGTTGACAATTACCTTGTTATCTGGCACGTTGAACAACATTATTGCCGGGTCGCCTTCTTGCCAGTTTTCATATTGCTTAATGGCCTTTTCGATGAGTTCGGGCTTAAAGTGATCTTTTGCGCTCCAGTTCTCGAGCTTCTTACGAATGTCTTTTCTTATCCATGCCAGGTGCTGCATCCTTATGTCACCATCTGCAAAGAGATGGGTTCCAATGTTCATTGGGTTGTTTATTCTTCGTGTTGGATCTGTTGGCCCGGGTGCAGGTCCGTTGAACGTGTAATTGAAGTACGTTGAGTGTATTCCATTTACGAAAGGACGGAATGGGTACACTAAGTAGTGCTCCATGTCTCTGTAATAATTTACATAGCTCCAATAAGTTATGGGCCAGCCGTGCTTGTTTATCTCAGACTTTGCGAACCTAAACTGGTCGGGGTCATAGAGCTCATCTGCGTCTATGTTTAAAACGTGTGAGAAGCCTTTTTGCTTCATCATGTTTATTCCCATATTACGTTTGTCGGTCTCTTGCTGACGAGCATAAACAGTGAGGTCGGTCTTGAACTCAATGAGTTCGTCTATAAGCCCTATCTTTTTTAGACGTTGCAGCTCTTCGAAATCTGCGGGGTCTTGTTTGTTTCCCCAGTACGATGTTGCCTGCCAGAATGCAGCTACATAATCTACTTGATCTCGTAATTGAGTGATGAGTGATTCGAGTAACTCGCTAGCGTCGAAGGCATTTATTGTGAGTGATAATTTGCGGATTGCGCCCATATTTTTTCTTTTATTATTTCGTATTTTTGTTGTTTGGCATCTCACCTGTAGATGCAATGCTGTAGATAACCGCAACGTCTTGCATTGTTCTGATCTGTGCATTTAATTTTAAGACATTTTCAAACTCTTCCCGGAGGTTTGCATCAGGCTTCGCCTCTTCTACAATGTGGTCATGAAGTAGTCCTATTGCGCCGTTGCGCCTTTCTCTTAACCAAGCGATTGTGGTGCCTATTGGTATGTTGTGTAGCGAATCGTCTAAGTAGATCATTGTTTGGGTAGTTTTTTAATGCCGGTGAATAAGTCAGTTGGGTTGGTAAGTTTTGGATGTGGGTCGTAGCCTTTTAGTTCAAAATCTTCAAACTTTAAAGCCAGTATATCTTCCAATGTATTTATTTCCTTCTTTATTTCCATTGTCGGGAGCTCTTTAGTTTCCCTTGCAAGTTGTTCGTCTACCGCAGGAAGGTGGTTGACATATAAGTGAGTGTCGCCTCCTATCCAAGTTGCTACACCTGGGAGCATGTTAGACAGCTTAGCCATGATCTTTAGAAGTATAGACATCGAAGCAATGTTGTAAGGAACACCTAACATTGTGTCACAGCTTCTCTGATAGAGGTTTAAGTCAAGGTAGAATTTAGGAATGCTGTGTTCGTCACATATCCTATTGAGTTCATCGTCTTCAACTGATTGTTGGTTGAAATCGTTCCATTCGGTTGATTGAAGAATTTCCCATCTTTCTTCGGTAGAAAGTGGTCTTACGATGAACTGATAAAGCAAGTGGCAAGGAGGCAGTGCCATTTCTGGAAAGTCTGCTTTGTTCCAACCATCGATGATGTGGTAACGACTGTAAGGATTTTTCTTTAATCCATCGATCACATCTTTCACTTGGTCTATACCATTTTGGTTCCTCCACTGGTGGCCATAAATTTTTCCGAGGTCACCAAGTTTGTAGCCATTTCCTGCCCATGCAGCCACGCTTAGCTGCAGTTCATTATTTTTGATAAGCTCTACAAATTCTTCTTCTGTGTATTCTCTTTCAACGTCAGATATTAAAAGATCAGGAATATTTGCAAGATGTTCCAAGCCAATTAACCTGTGTTTTTGATACCAACGATATGCGTCGTCGTTCCAAATGTTAGTGCCGTTGTCAACAAGCCACTTGATGTTGGTGTCACCACGTAAGAACCAAAGGAGTTCGTTAACGATTCCCCTGAAGTGTAGTTTCTTTGTAGTTAGGAGAGGGAACTTATCGCCGATGTCCATCTGAATAACACCATGAGATATCCCAATTGTGTTGGGCATGTTGTCTCGGCCAGATTCCTTTTCGACTCCAGTTTCGACTATTTTCTTTAGTAAGTCTAAGTATTGCTGCATACAAATTGTTTATAATTTATATGCAATTTTTGAGAAGAGTTTTAAAGCTTGTGTTATTTCTTTGTTCCGAATGTAACATTTCCTGCTACCTTTCCGTCTGGGAACTCAAATGTGAACTGTCCATTGAGTTTAGCCATAACCGCAGTAGCTATCTTAGTTCCGATACTGTTCCAGTCAGCTCCTGTGTTTTCTCCACCTGCGCCTTGAGCTCCAGCAGAAGTGGCACCTGAACTTTTTGCATAAGTTTTTGCACCATCAGACATCGTCTCAGCGTGCTTGCCAGCAGATGTAGATATCTTTTCGAGGTTAGCAATCTTGTCGGAAGTGAGGTTGCCCATGTTAGTCACAAGCAATCCAACATTAGTTGCGAGCTTACCTATCGAATCACCTAGTAGATTTATGTTCTCCGCTGACTTTCCAAGTGTATCGAACTGTGATATGACTGTAGAAAATGAACTAAGAGATGCTGCTATCTTCTTAGATTTTTCTTCAATGCCTTTTGCGCCGTCACCTGCCAATAAGTTTGCCTCTAAGTGTGTAGTAAATGTTTTTATAAGATCAACAATGTTATATGCAGCCTGAGACGGTGTTGTCCATGCGGTAGCATTACCCTTATCATCGAACGCTGTCGGAATTCCTTTTGAAACATTCGCATACTGTGCTATCATTTCACCGAACTTCATGATAGGTTCCAAAATGCCAGGTTTGTCAGATGAAACACCTAAAAACTTCCAAAGTGCAGATGCTTTCGAGCCTAAGAGAATTTGTGCTAACATTCCTGTGCTTTCAGTATTTAAACCTTCTAACATAGTTTTGTTGTCTTTGAAAGCCTGGAAGAACGTTGATAGAGTGCTTACTATGTTCGTGGCCACTTTGCTGGCCGTGGTATAACCGGAAACTACTTGGTTTCCATTTGCGTCTACACTATAAACAGGAATCTGTCCTAACTTTGCGAATAATTGTAAAACTTCACCGAACTTCGAGATAGCATCCAACAACCCAGGTTCGCCTGATATAATTCGTATTCCTAATATTTTTAAACCACTGCGGCCCATCAGGATGTTTGTCATCTTTGCAACAGCCATAGCATCGGGAAGTTTATTTGGATCGTTGAATGCCACTACCAGTCCTTGGAAGAATCCTCCGAGAGTGAGCGCTATGTTGTTTCCTATAGATGCAACATCTATAGATTCACCAAATATAGGTTTACCCTCTTTATCATAACCTGTGATAGTTTTAATTACGCCTGCAATAGCAAATGCTTTAATTGCCATTGCAAATAAAATAAGAGAAAGTGAAAGACTTCCAATCATCGCTATAGCTCCGATGAGCGCAACTATATTTAGTGCAACTTGTCCAGCTTGTCCAAGCATACTAAGAAATCCAGCTGGACTGTTTTCAGTTCCAGTACCAAGACCTTTGCTAAAGCCTTTGATTACTCCGCCGATAACACCGCCTACCAGAAGCTCAATGTTTGAGGATACAGTTTCCACACCATCTTTACCTCCAATAGTCTTTATCACAGCTGCTATGCCCCAGACTGCTAGTGCAAATAGGCCAAGTGAAACAGACATCAGTATCAATGCTGCTGTGCCGGGGATTATAGCAATCGCTATTAAACCTAAGCCCGCAAACATTAATCCAAGAACACCAATGCCTTTTGCGACACCTAAAAGCATATCAAACATATCGAGGCCAAATAGTTTTGTAACTAACGCCGATACTGTGCCTAGTGCTAATATACCAATAGCTAATGTTGTCATGCCTATACTCATTATGGTTATAGCAATTCCACCCATTATTATTAAAGACGAAAATAAACCTATGCCTGCAAATACGGCTGCAACTAATGCTATAGATTTAAACGATCCGATGAGTGCAGCATCTGTTTTCTTTTGACCACCCATCATTAAGTTAACAAGGGCTAATGAGCCCATGAATAATAATAAACCTACACCTAAAAGTCCAAGTCCTACACCCATAGATGCTACCGCAACACCAGATAAAATAATAAGTGGCGATAATATTCCAATAAGTGCAAATCCACCTGCAAGAATAATAATAGATTTGACTACAATTCCCATTGCTTCATTGGGACTTACACCAAAAAGTTTAGTGGCAAGCCATATAGCACCAATCATAATTACCACTGAGGCTGCGAAACTTAGAATGACCAGAGCGATACTCTTGAGTACTTCAGCGACACCCATTAATGCGACACCTATTAACCCTAATACAATTGCCACAGGTAATGCTAGGGCCGCGAGAGGGGACGCAGCGGCCAATGCGGTGAATAGTACTCCAATACCCATTGCAGTTGCATTCACTAATCCCATTTTTGACATTAAGCCAAAGAAAAACACGCCTTTAGCTAATTTAGGCAGGGCGGTCCCTAATATATTCATAGTTTCTGCTATAATTATAGCAGATGTGGTGGCTGACTTACCTCTGAAGCTTGCCTGTGCTAATAAATCATGTATAAAAAAAATAACAGACTTTTTAAACGAATTTGGCAATAAGCCAAATTTTAATATTCCCATAGCAAGAGGAGCCATTGCAGATGACAATATTTTCATAGCATCTGCAGTATCTCTAACCTTTTCATTAGTTTTTTTATCCTGGGAAAAAGCTTTCATATCAATGCCTATTCCCTTCGAAGCCTTCATGGTCGGGGTTTCAGGTGTCTTCTTTTTTGCCGATTTGCCGCCCTCTAAAAGGTTGGTTACCTTGACGAGTACTCCTAGAATGTCGGTCAAAAGTTCAGGTGAGGTTTTTGCCATCGATAGTAATAATTTTATTTATATATCTACCAACATAAAAAGGACACTTAATTTAGTTAAGTGTCCTTTTGTTTAATGCATTGAAGGCATCTTCATTGAAGGTAATTGCATCGAAGGTAATTGCATCGAAGGCAATTTATAATCACCATAATTAGGAGTCTTTGGTAACTGGCTCGACTGCTTTGCCGTGCCAGCGCTCTTGTTCTGTTTTTCAGCTTCTTTGTTCTGTCGTTCAATGTCCTCTTGGTACTCTTTCAGAAGGAACTCTATTCGATAGTATTCCAACCTCTCGAGTTCCGATGGAGGAACGTGTAGTTTAGAGGTAAAGATGTATTCGATCTTAGACCAATTCTCCAAACGGATCTGAAATAATGAAAAGAGATTTAATCCCCCCTTGAAAGTTTAGCGGAGTTGTTCGCTCCGCACCTCCTTCGTCTGTAAATTTGACAACCGGGTCGATTGTGTCGGCAAATAGTTTTTTTATCTTTACCATTACTGAGATTTCCACGTTTCCCCACTTGTGGGATTCTTCGACAAAGTGGTTGTACACGTCATCGTTCAGGCCTCTGAAGCTTCTGATGAGGAAAGGAGCGTAAGAAAGGTAGTCTTCGTCGAACTCCTGACGGGCTCTTTGCTTTCTTTGAATGTATGTTTTAAGCCACTGCGTAACACCGATAGAGGGTATGTCTATTTTTATCTGCCTGTCTGTTCCTCGTATGCCCATAACGAAACACCTATCGTCTTCGTCGTAGTGCTGCATGAGCTTCGGGTCGAGAGTTATGTAGCTGACCATGTCTTTTCTTACGTCAAGCTTCTTTGTGTCTGAAACTTTTACTTGAAGCTTGTTCTCTCCGTCCGGGAACGTTAGTTCGTGAATGGCCAGAAGCAAGTAGAATCTGTCAACTTCCTTTATGTCTTTCCACGATAGCAAAGCTCCTGTATCGGGGTTAGCTGCTTTGATAGTTACACATCGTTCAATGACATAATTGAGCATGTCATCTAGGTGCGATAAGTAGTTTGGATCTTCTTCGTTTTCAGAAAGTGTTGACCAGTGCCTTATCTCGCCTCCATTCGCTGAGCGAATTGCAATCAATGTGCCCTTTGGATAGAAAAGGCCTTGAGTAGGCATGTCGCCTATTGGAAGCGGAATCCATCCTAGTTGGTTGCCGAGCGCTCTTTCTTCGCGCTCCCAAGGCATGTGAGTGTTGCCTATTGGAGTGATTTTTGGTCCTACCTGTGAAATAGGTATAGGTGCTTCTTCTCTTTGTACAAATTCTTCAAGAATCTTTTCTTGTTCAGTTTTTTCGTCCTGCATAGTTATTTTATTTTAAGTATAGTCTATATATTATCCTATTACGAAAAGTGGCCAAAGTTTCACACAAAAAGGAGAACTTTTGGTTCTCCTTTGTTTTTTGTGAAATTTAAAAGCGTTATACAATTGTCTCGTCCCAGTAATGTTATAATATTTTGCAACTAAATATATCTAAAATTGGAATATGAGTTTTAAGATGTCCATAATATTTTCCTTTGCTTATGTTTAATGATTTTAAAAGTGATTGTACACCATCATATATAACAATTTCATCTGTTAATGTATTCGTACATTCAATTTTTCTTCGCAAATATTCATATGTATCGCCTTCTTTAAGTCGTTTTCTGGAACTACCTGCCATAGGGTTTTTCTCACCAATAAACATCCCTTTTAATTTTTTTGAAATATTTAATCGAGATTCAGGTTTTTTTGCAGGATTTTTATCTCCTTTTGCCTGCATCGACATTAAAAGCTTAGTTTCATTTGACACAGTCTTTCCACTATTTGCTTTACTTATTTTTTCTCGTGTTTCAATTGAACATGGTTTTTTATTCTTCTGAGAAGCACTCATTTTTAAACGAGTTTCTTCTGATATAGACGTAATAAAAAATAACTCTTTTGCTAATACATAATCACGGGATGATAACCTTCTGTTTTGGCGTTTATTGAATGTCATATAATAGAATGCACAAACTATTTTAAAATTACCTGAGTAAATATGAACAAGTAATTTATGTGCGACATAATGTTCTTTTGTCGTCAATAATATTAAATTAGCTTCATTATCTTCACCACCTACACATCGAGGTATAATGTGATGTAATTCGTAGTATATGTAATTAGCATCGCCTTTTTTAAATTTTGTTCGATTTTCACTCTTTGCGTTGGCTATGATTAAATTATAAATGTTTATATGATTCATTTTATTTTATATATTTCGTCCCAATATACTAAAAATGACAAAAGACTAAGATTATCTTAGTCTTTTGTCATTTTGATATAGTTTTAACATTTTAAACAATAGTTTCATCCCAGTAATCTACGGCTAAACCGAATCCGTTGATAGCGTAAAGTTCTTCACTTTGGAATCCTAAAGCAGGCTCAGGAAGTGCGGTCATTGGGAACACGTTGTAACATTTCCACTGCCAGAATGGGCGAGCCGCTCTGTCGTACATTGTGATTAGCATCCAAGGAGCAACGTAGTCGGCTTTTATGCCAGTCCTACCTGTCAATGGGTCATACACCAGGTCACACCACTTACGAAGAGTCTTTAGCGTGTAAGCAGAAGGCGTCCTGTCGAGGTTGACTTGAAAGTCCAGAGTTAAGTCCATTGTAGTCTCTGAAGGTTTTGCGCCTGCAAACCTTCTTGCTGCCCACTTGTAATACTGAGCAACAGGTGATGATGGGAATTTATGAGATTTAAGACCACCTACGGTTTGAACGCTTTCCAATACTAAGTTAGTGTTTTCCTGTGTTGAACCAATAGCTGTTGGTAATTCAATTTGCACCGTGAACATGTTCAGATACACAGGTTCGTAGAGCTCTTGCGAAGCACGAGAGTTTCTGAAATGTGATAGTCCAAAGAGACCTTGTGATGAAAAGTTATCAGCCATATTTAATGTTATTTTATATTCTATTTATTCCTGTTCGATTGGATCGCTTTGATTAAAAAGCGAATCCTCCTGAGCTAAGACCTGCTTCTGTGTTTACGGTGATTCTGTTTACGATTTTTGTTAAAGCGCCGGTTACCCAAACGTTGATGTCAATGATTCCGAAACCGTCAGCGATGAGCTCCTTGCTGTTGTTTGTTTCATCCATTACGATCTCGTACTTGAGAAGTGCTCCAGCGTCTTTAGTTGTTTCGAGGATAGGAGTTACCGAGTTTACAGCGTTTAACCTTGTTACCGGGTTGTTGAATGTGAATACGTATGGTTCGAGTGCTTCTTCGATCTGGATTTCAAGTGTGTTGAGGAGCTCCCTAACGTGTAGGTTGTTGAAGTCGCTCTTTACTATCTGGAACGCAGTTGCGTTGGAGTAGATCATTATCTGGCCTGTAGTTGCCTTCTGGATGATTGAGTTGTAACCGAATGGTTCGAGGAAGTCTCTGTCCACTTTGTCGATCATGTACTCAACACCTACGAGAGCAGGGTTAGATAAGATACCGTTCCTGTTTGCTACAATTGCGAATGGGTCTCCACCTAAGAACTTTCTAACATAAGCGTTTGTTACGTCTGCGGCTGGTGGAACGTTGATGAGCTTAGCTCCATCGCTGTATCTTAAGAAAGGTCCGAATACTCCACAGTACTTAGCGCCATCTTCTTCGCTTGGGAAAGAGAACCTGAAGCTTCTCTGCATGTCAGGGTTACCCCCTTGTGCAATCCACTCTGTGCTAAATACAGGAACTGATTGGCCTGATACGAATGTGTCACAGAAGTATGGGTCGGTTGATGCAGCGAACTGTGATATCGCAGGAGCGTTGAGAATGGCTGTGCACTTTCCTCGGCCTTTTGCAAGCCTTGATAGGTAAGCCTTTCCACCCATATTTGCGCTTAAGCCGTAAGCCATTGTGTCAACGATGTAACGGTAGTTGATCATTTCTTTGTTTGTCAAGCCTCTGTAGATTCCAGAGTCTTCGAGCATTGAGTAGATTTTGGTTACGCCTGCTTCTAAGTTAGGAGCGCCTGCTGTGTCAAATCCTGGGATGTGCTTGTTTGTTAGCGAAAGACCATCGAGAGTGATGAACTTATATGCTGCGCAAATAGATGCATCGTCAAGAGTCTTTTGAACAACCGCATTTCCAGATGTTACGGCTTCGGCAGTTTGTATGACGTATGTTGATCCGTCCCAATACTTGTTTACTACATAAGTTACGCCTGTAGGAGTTCCTGATACAGGAGCTTTTACCATGAGCGAACCTACGGTTACAAAACCTGCGTTAGATGCGTCTACTGCAAACTTTCTCGATGTTAAGTCTCCTGGGTATGTAGAGATGCTCACGTCTTTGTGGATAACATTGTTAGATACATCGAACTCGTAGCTTAGGAACTTAGCGGTCTTGTTGGTAGATGAGCTTATCAGATTGTGACCAATGAGGTCTATCTCGTTTAAGTTGGTTCCTGTGCTTACGTCGCCAGTTGTCCAGTTTGTTCCGCTCCACATCAACTGGTCAAGTGCTTGGTTGTTGATGTTGAGTAAAACGCCGGTTAGCGAAGTGTTGGAGTTAATTATAGTCTCGATGTACTGAGTTGCACCTGTCTGGTCTTTGAAGTCAGGAATGATTGTTCCTGTCCACGATCCCACTAAGTTAACGTTAACGCCGTTGATGAAGTTTGATATCTGTGTTGGAATCAAACCGCTGGCGTTGAAGAACTGTGCATAGTAAGGGTCGGTGGAAAGTGAAGAGTAATTAGTCCAGTCGCCTTCAACCACGATAACTTGGATGAAGTAATCCTTAATGAAGTCGTTAGGACGAATCCACTCAAAAGGAATGTTGGCTTCTGTTCCGTACCAGTCTTTGGCTGGAACGCTATACTGATTGAGGCCTTGAGCTTTTCTTATAATGAAAGACAGTTTTTTCGTGCCGGTGTTTACGAACTGGAACAAAGGAGCGTCTAACACTGAAGATAGAGCGTATTTGTTAGTTACAACACCTTGCAGGTACTCTGTGTCTGGAGTCCAGAAACGTTGTCGGTTAAAGAAGTTAACGTATAAGTCCTTTGTTGGGGTATCATAACGAGCCGAAGGGTCTTTAGTTCCTGAGTTCAATCCTAAGCCGATGAATTCTATCTTGTCGCCGGATGCATTTGTGTTGTCTGTTGCGAGCAAGTTTATTGCAAAAACAGGAGCAGCCAGCAACGAAGTGGTTATCGATCTGTGAAAGAACGATCCCTTTCTTTCGAGTTTTGGGTCAGACAAACCATAGAATTTCTGTAGGTCTTTTGATGACCTTATGAATACAGGTGTATTGAACGGGCCGACACCCGAAAAGCCGGGAATTAATCTTAACGATTGCGTTGTAACAACTATACGTTCAGAGTTGTCTACTTCAACAGTATAAACACCAGCTGATTTGAATTGTGTTAGGTCCAATGCTACTTTTGCCATATTGAAAATTTATTTTTATTCATTTTGTTCTTTCAATTCCCTCAAGGAATTGGCATCTTTTATTATATATTCGGTAAGAATTTCCATAAATTACTAATTGCTCCACGGTGGTGTATATGAACCTAAGCTCTGGCTCATTGTTGAACTTCTACCAAACGATCCGCTTGGAGAGTACCTCTGTGTGTTGTAAGGAGTTGCAATTTGCGAAAGATCGATAGACTCTGATGGATCATCTCCATACATGGCGTTAAACGACGAGTCTTCTATGTCTGAGGACTCCTCATACTGCTCGATTAGCAAGTTTATGAGCGTTTTCACAGGTGAGGTCTCCATCTCTTCCAAGAAGTCGTAGAGCCACTCTTCGTAGTCTAATTCTTCGTGCAGCCTCGATATGTTTATGGCACTCATTGCAATGTCGTCGTGAACGCCTAAGCCCTTCCACTTTCCGTTGCTTCCCTTGCCAAAGGACTTGAACTCTTTCACTGTCTCTATTTCATTCAGAAACATTGTCTTTTGGTGAACCAATCGTTTGCCAAGCTTGCAAAAGAAATCTTTGTCAAACCCCACCTTGAAGCCTGCTTTCTTTCTCGGAGACTTTTCTCCTGGAATTGGCTTTGTGTGGTGAGTGTGAAGAACACAAGACTCATCGAACTTTGCATGGTTAGAGAACTTGTCGTAAAAGTATTTTCCATTGAAGTTCATCTCAATTAGAACTTTCGAAATCTCATCTCCTATCTGGTCGAACACCAAGGCTCTCGTGACCTGAGCGCAAATTTCTTCGTCATTAATGTTATCCCTATACAGTCCGACTTGTGTGAACCTGAACATATTCTTGATTGTCAACTCGTCCATTCTGAGTCTCTTCAGTTGTGCGATACTCTTTGGTTCAACTTGGAATATGTCGCAGATGTTATAGTCGCTGTCTTTTAAGTCGTCCTCGTCCTTTCCCTCACCTGTGTCAACACTAAAGACGAACCTGTGAAGCTTGGAGTTGAACTCTTGGTTAGGGTCAAATTCCGGGTGCCACTTTAAGTTTCTATAGAGAGCTTCGTCAAGCTTAGTTCCTCCGAGTTCATGGAACACATATTCTTTTTCTATACGTTTCATGAATGCGAGGTCGCTTGCAGCCAAGAGTAAGTTAGAGCCTGTTTTATCAAAGTCGAGTCCAAATTCCTGAGCAAAGTTCTCAGGACCAAAGTCGGCTTTCATCTTCTTGGCCCACTCTTCGTCGTGACCTGGGACTTCCCACCAGTCTACTCTAATAGACATGAATGAGTTCGTTCCCTTCTGAGATTTTTCCCAAATCTCGTAGAACACGTTCTCAGTTCCATTGGGAGTTGATGATATGATGCACTGTGAAATTTCAGACGAAGCAAGTGTAGGATAAACTGATCTCCAGAAACTTTCTGCAATACCCTTTTGGATATGGGCAAACTCATCGGCATAAAGTACGTGAATCGTAAAACCGATTTGTGCAGTTTTTGTAGTAGCTTGCGATGTTAAGAAGCATCCGTTGTCGAGCCTCATACCACCTGAACCGATGTTTACGATACCCGGCTTTAAAAAGAATGGAAGTCCCTTGAATACGTCTGTAACCTTGTTTACGATTTCGAACGATGTAGCTTGCTTGTTTGCGAGGATCGCGAGGTTTCGGTCGTTGTGGAAGCACAGGTACCATGCAAAATAAGCTGCAATTGTTGTAGTCTTTCCTGACTGGCGAGACTGCATCATGATCATGTTACGAATAACTGGAATCAAATCTTCCAACTCTTCGCTATATTCTTCTTTTGCAAGTGCACTTAAAATTTTCTTCTGATAATCTCTTAGCCTTACTGTGTTTCGGCCTTTGTCAGTGAGGAATCGACAATACTTCTCCACGAAGTAGAGGATGTCGTTAGAACACTTGTGGAACTCATCTATCTCCTCAGGCGTTAGCTGAGTGAGCAAGTTTCCGGCTTTCAGCTCTATGTCGCCCATGTGAAAACACGACAAGTTCGTGGGTATTCCCATTCTCAGTTTGTCGGTCGTTTGCTGTACGAGTTGGCTCGTCCAGACTACTGTTGTGTCCATACCTTGAGTTATATTTCAAGAGGAGGGATTAATGATGCGTCATCTATCGCCTGATCTTTTTTGATTTTCTTAACGTTGTTTATGAGTTCTTTAGTTCCTCGAGTTACAACGTTACCAGCCGAGGTTGTAAGCAGACCACCAGGAGCTTGCGATGTGGCAGGGCCTAGTGCCTCTGTCTGCCTCTCTTTAACATCACTCTTGAAGCCTTTGTAAGTTTCCTTTATGGCTTCGATTGTTTGAATAAGTTGTTTGTTTAACTCTCCGATGGTCTTTGACATTCCTGAGAAAACTTCAAACATACGAGGTTGGGCCTGACCCTGATTAATTTGTTCCATCAAGGTTCTTTGCATCACCTCGTTTGTACGAAGCTGGTACACCATGCCTGACAAGGTCATGACGTCCATGTTTATCTTGTCCTTTATGTATTCGTTCGCCGCCATCATTTCAGGAGGAATCATGAAAGTGATTGCATTGGCTATCATTGTCTGTGCTTCCTTCTGGCATTCTTCTCGAAGCTCGACGAAGTCGACGCCTATGAGTGGCTCCGCCTGCAGCCCAGGTATTGTTTCTTCGGCATCTGGTACATTACCATCAATGCCATCGGGAGATTTGTCAAGCATCTTCTTGAGATTGTCTCTGTCATTCTTTATGCTCATATTTTCTTAATTTTGATAGACAGATATACTGGCTATAGTGTATATATTCAACCTCGTTTACATCTTTAACAAAAGTTTAACACAAGATGCCAAACTTTTACAGGAATCTGCATATAAATAGTATCTATGCCCTCAGGAAATTAACGAGACATGAATTATCTTGATTTCGTTATGTATGGCAGCATCATGATTGGGTCTGCATTGTCGCTTAACACGAGCGAGTCTCCGTCTTTGATGAAGTACGAAAGGAGCTCGTTAGATTGTTTCTCCTCTTCGATCGTAGTTGTGTATAGACGTAAGTTAGTAAGATACGCGTCTGATTTATTTATTGTGTAACTCTTAACAGCGATATCTTCAGGGTACAGTCTAAGCGTTTCATAAAATATGTTCTGTAGCTTAGCATTCTTGTCTGTAGGGTGCTTCTTCCACACGTAAGCAGAGTACTGTTCCCATGTGTTTCCGATGTTGACAACAAATGCGTACCACTCATTGTCGAGTATCTTCTCATCCATTCTTATTACATAGGCATCATCGTTAGAATATGAATGCCCATAGTTTATAGATATGTACTGGCTGGCATGGACGTTAACAGACATTACATGGTCTCCATAGTCGTTAACCCCATCGAGTATAGATATTGGTTCCTGTGCGTACAATTTGTAGCCAGGCTGAGTGTTCCAATCGCTCTTTATGCCGCTTAAGTCTTCGAGCACAAAAGAGTTTATGAAGCAGTGAAGCACAAGAGGTCCAGTGCTTATCTCGATAACTTTTGCATACAGGTTAAGAGCGCCCGGCCGACTTATAACTATGGTACTGTTAAGCTCGAGAGCGTCGTAGCCCTTTGATGTGTTGATTGTCACTGAGTAGTTTGCTGATCCGTGAGGTGTGTCGTTCACTCCTATAGACGTTATGCTTGTAACATCATATATTCGTGGAGCAGACACAGGAGACTTGGGGTGAATCCAAGCTGTTAAACTTCTATCTGTTGTGGTGTATATTGTGTCCGATTGATTATATGTCACGGCATTGTACCACACAGGCGTAGCCATGTCATAGAAAGATTGTGCTACAATTGTACCATAGATACTAAAGCTCTCAGGTATGGCTTTAAGTGCACTGTCGAATGTTTTGTACTTGTCCTGTGAAGTACCATTAAATGGACTGAACTGCTTATCGTCTACAAGTTTGCTAATGTCATTTGCTATTTGTGTGCCAAAGATTTCTTCAGCACTGACAGTATATTGATCAATAGTGTTCTGTAGTGCAACGCCCTCTCTCCTCGATGCCTGAATTTTATGCTTTGTCAAGTTAAGCTTCCATGTTGTCTCCTGGCCCATAAAGCCTCTGAACAGGTACGAAGACTCCACGTCGTAGAGCTTGTTTTCCATGGGAAAGTACACGATATCGTTCTTCTGTGGAGCCGTTCCAAAACCGGCTTTGCCCTCCCAATAATGTTTATCTATCTGGAACTCAAGAGGAACTTCATATTCCAGGCCTTGTAAATCAAAACTGTACTTGCTGTCAGGCATGTTTCCAGCCGCGATAATGACTTTTATATCCAGCGGGCACTCGTCAACGTTGGACAGAGTGTACTCTTGGAAAATGACATCCTTTGACCTCTGCTGCGGAACTGCTCTAAACCACTTCACCGCGTAACCAAACATCTCGTTGGCTAGGCCGTTCATTGCATTGTACTGCTGAGCCGCCGCGGCTATTTTGTTCACGTCGAAGAGCGAACTTGTGCCAGAGCCAACACCTCCTGAAATTCCCTTAGTGTCGGTGTTGATTATAGATGACGAAGGAGCGCTTTGGCCAGGATTGGATGCCGAGAGATTCTCATTGTTTATTGGGCAATCAGCCATATCAGAATTTTTATTCTATATATCCTACTTTACCAACGATTGTCAGGACAACCATCTATGGACTTTCCTGTTTCATCGAGATCGAAGTCTACTTTAACCTTTATGTCGCAGAAACACCCACATATCATGCAATTTCTCGAATAAGGATAGAAAAACTCACAATTTTCACATATTCTAATACGTTTAACGGATGTCGATTGCATTTGAGCTTTATAATCTTTATCCATCAGGTATTTAAAATACCGGCTGTAACCTGTGTATACCTTTTTTATAATGGACATGTCAATTGTTCTGTTCCATATAGATTGTATTGTCAGAGGAGGTAACAGTTGAACATGCTTTATTTACGGTTGCCCATGGCAATGCTAAAGTACCGTTTCCTGATATATCATTCCCACTCGGATCTATGTAATATGTAGTCATTATTTAATAATTATGTATAATGGTGTTGGATTGAATACAATTGAATTTGGCGATGTTGATACACCTACAGGTTGAACAGCGTATCCAGGTGTATCGGGTTGTGTGGTCGTTAAAAAACCTGTTCGATTTACATAACAAATTTCGCCTATTGATAAGTTTTCCGATGTATTTCTAAAGGTGCCAGACATTAAAAATGGATATTCAGTGCCTGCTGAATATATAGCACCTGTGTGATTTATTGCTATTGCCGGCATTCCACTAACTGATGAATCGGCTCGAGCTGGATAAGCTCTACCATTAGAACTTATACATATCATTTGGCTTGGCGATATAGTGGTTCCTGCAACAAAATTAACAATCATTCCTGCACCTGATGAATTTCCTAAACCTGTTGATGGATTAGCCAATTCATTATTCACATTCAACAAACCGCTAGTCCACGCAAACCCAGTGCCGATCGATGCTTCACGCAACCTTAAGTTAATTGCACTATCTCGTGCAACAAGAGATGGATCTACATAGGTCGTTCTGCCTGCAAAATCATCATACTGCGAGGCGTCTATATGATAAAACTCCGATAATGCAACGCTTCCTCCTTGCAATCCTGCAAGTAAATTATGAGTTCCAGCCGGAGATGGAACTATTGTACTTGTGACTGATGTTCCAATAGGAACTGGAATTGCGGCTAATCTTACCTTTCCTAAGTTGGTATTGCCTGTTCTTGTTTCCCAAGTCATTTGATATGCAATTACAGTTTCCTGTATAGGAAGTCCTGTAAAGTCGAATGATTTTACATTTTCTGCTTGCGCTAATGCTAATGAGGTGTAAATTCCACGGCCAGGAATCATTGTATATCTGGCACGACCATAAAAATTCGTATATAATAGATACCAATTATAGAATCGAGCACTGAGATTAGCCGCCTCTGTAAGTACCCCAGCATTGTCCCATTGAATTAAATTAGCCGCACCATACGTATAGGGAACTGATGAATCTTTCCATGCCCATGTAGAAGGAGTAGTTCTATAAAAACATGTGTATGCGAGAGTCGATCCATCAGGCCTTGCTAAAGCTGGTAATGTTTCAAACATATCTTCATCAGCTATATTTGTAGCGCTTATGCCAAATGTTGTAGATTGATTTGTGAGGCCGCCCACTGTTGGACCTGTAAGTGCGCCGCCTGATAAGTATTGAGTTCCTCTTGTGAAATGGAGATATGCACGAGTTGCAGTGTCCATTAATGACTGATGCATCTCTTCAGCAAATTGATATGTAGATGAATTTATTGCAGATGCATCCCATAAAATAGTTGCGACAGATACTGTCTGATCTCTCATTGTCCAAGGAATTGTTGAAACTTCTAAGTTCCCAAGATTATTATTGATCGTTATATAATATGTCGTATTATTAATGGGTGGATTTGCTATTTGTATAGACGCGTCTTTAGTAAATGTAAATTCCTTTCCGCCTCTAAAGTATGTCCAATTTGTACCAGTTTTCACTAAATTCAAAACATAAGTAGATGGATTAAACGTGAGATTTATCTCAGTTTCATTAACAAAACCGGTGCGATTTATGTCTACCCATTTTTTAATTTCAGTGTTGATTGATCCATCTACATAAGTTTTTGATACATAATCCGACACATCTATTGCTCCACTAGTGAATTTAAGAGTGGACCCAATCGAAGCCTCTAAAGCCATACTTGTTGGTCCGTCAAGGACCAGACCTCTACCAATAGTATATGTACTTGCATTTCCTGTACCATCAAATCCTGCAAGCGAATACGCGCCATCTGTATGTCCACTTGCCGTCCAAGATAAATTTCCTAAACTGTTATGGTCAACTGATGGTGATAACGCAAACGCGACATCGAATGCGTTATCTATTTGTGTGGCAGTATCAACTCCCTTTTCTACAATTATACGTCCTACTAAAACAGCGTGTGACGTTATTATCGGGGGCAAACTCGCAGGAGGCAAACTACCTTGTGCTGCAGTAAGACTTACGTATCGAGTCGTTCCCGCTACAATATATGATTCGGTTTCAACTTCTATCCCTCTATATATAAAATTGACTACAAAATCATTTGGATTTAATGCTGTTAATCCACCAGTATTGTCATCGTAATAGAGATTTTGATATTGTCTATTTAATGATGGATCTGACCACACATTAGGCGCAGTATGATATAAAAAAAACATAGTGTTTGCACTAGAATCAAAGGCAGGAAGGTTAAAATTATTTGCCCCTACCCATACTATACCTGAACTGAGCGTAACACGGCGTATAGGCAATTCGCCAATATTTAATCCAGATTCTCTTCGATAACGTTGAGTTTTGACTATGGATTGATGAATTTTATTTACAAGGCCGAGCCCTAAATCTTGCCACGGCAATAAGTGTAAACGAGTGCCTGATCTAAAAATAGTGTACATTGGAATAACCGTGCTCTCGTTTATGATTGTAACATCGGTTGTATTATGAATATAAGGTGTGCCGGAATTATAGTCTGCAACAATATAGTTTGTTACACCATCAACCAATGTAAGTGTACTTCCGTCGATTTCGAATGTTCGAATTAATCCTTGAGCATCAGGAAGCTTACTTAGATTATACAATCCGGTGTTTCCAATTACTATCGTACCTGTACTTAAATCTGTGTATGATGGAGTTATAACCATGCCAGTTGATAAGCGGTCATAAAATCCTGATCTAGTCCAAACCCCAGTACCAGAACTTAAATAATCTACTTTGGTAAAAGGCACTATTTGAAGTGCATAGCTATTAGAGTCAATGATATCAGTGCCTTGTCGCACTATATGAATTCGATTTGTTGAAGTAACTTGACCTGCTTCATCAACAATCGATATGACTTGCCCAGGCACATTTGCAGGTGGAAGAGTTACTGTTCTTCTTGCAGATATGCTTGTGTATGCAATGATGTAGTTATTTCTACCTATAATTGTATAATCGGCATCCGCGACAGGAATACGCAGTGGTGCAAGAACTGCAGCGTTTGCAGTAATTACATTCCATTTAAAACCACTACTTTGTACGTGCATTGCGTCATATTGATAGAGAGGAAATGTAGGAAATGCATCGATAAGTTGGCCTGACGTTGTAGTAAGCGTAATTACTCCAGTGCCTGAATTTTTGATTGTATATAATTTTCCTTCGATACCAACGGCTGTAGGCAGGGTGACCGTAAAGGTTCCTGATGAACAATCAATTAAATAGTCGGTTGGTAAAATAGTGTATGTTGATGAACATACTGTATGTGGGTTTGTGATTCCACCAAGGGAGGTGACACCATTTCGGGCTACAAATTCGTTTGCCATAGTTTAATTTTTTTCGCTTTTTTCACTTTCCAAAAGAGAATAGGACAGTATGTCCAGATTATATATCTTTAATAGTAATTGTTAAAAATTTTTATTTAGGAATCTTGATACTAATGCATTGTAGTTTTGAGAAATTTCCTCATTTGAAAGAGCTCTATTATAAATTTGACATATAGCTATTTTACTATTCCAATAAAAATCATCAACATCTGAATACAACCTACCAATACATAAATAGTCTTCACTGTCGAATAATTCTGCGTCATCTACTGTATCAATTTGTAACACACTATCAACATAGATGTAATTTATGTTATTTTTTCGTACGCCAGTTATCATATGCCATTTATTATCTATGATAATGCCATCAGCTTCAGCATAATATTTGTTATTAATAGGTGATGTCCAAAATTTATATAAATTGCTTTGCTTCATTAAGCCATATCCATAACCTGCAAATTTTCCTAAGATTCCTCTTGTTATTTTTGAACCATAGAATGTATCATCACCATTATCTAATACCCAGGTTGATAAGGTAAGATCACCCGTTATTGCAAGATCAGTTGTGGGGCCAAGAATACACCCGGTCCCATTAAAATAAATAGATGAGTTATCATACGTTACATTAGCATTTAAACTCACATCATTTCTTAATGTCAAATCAAGCCAATTATCCCCGGCTTTATAACTTCTTGGATTCGCTGCATCCAAATGTAACACTAGACCATCTGTGACTATACTATTCTGTGGACCTGCGATAACTCCCATTTTTATAACTTATTTTGTGTCCACTCATCAGTCGCTAGAATACCTATCATTTCCTCGTAGGTGTAAGGACCCTCAAAGCTGTCTAGATCAGTGATAAATCCAGGAACATTCTTATCCCACTTGATGAAGGTTTTTGACCCGTCAACCGAGAACCTTAGAGTTTCTAGAGAAGTTTCCAAAACTTGCGAAAAATCAACTTTTGATACCTGAGAGTTTGGAAAGATTATGAATTGCCTTTGTTCGTACATAGTGTTTAAATTTTATATCGTGATCGTGTTGCGTTGAAGTTTTGGAGGACTTCTGAGGGTGAGAGTGCTCGGTTGTAGATTCTAGCTATCGAAATCGTAATATCACTGTTATAATTCTTAGAAGACCCAAATGCTGCTAATAAAAGAGGTTGCGTTATGATTGTATCAATAATTCCAATAGCAGGTGTTTGATTTCCCTCAACATTTCCATTTACGTAAACTTTAACATTACTTCCATCATATGTGCCTGCCAAATGATACCATATACCTGGCTGCATAACAGTAGTGCCTGTCGACCCATATTTAATTGTGTTTATCTGTATACCGAAATTAGGTAAACCTGGCGATGCTGAAGTGATGCCAGAAACCAACAGAAACTCATTATTGTTTCCGGCGCCCGTCTGCCATGTGCCAATTATTCCAACTTTATATCCTGACGCATAATAGTTATTAAATTTAAAAAATGACTCGACTGTAATTGCACTTCTATTATAATTTTTATTATTCATTTCAGCATAATCATCTATACCATCAAATACCAATCCACCGCTATATGCTGGACTAAATGTTGGACCATTCGTTAAAACCCCGTTATTTTTACCTGCCATGTCATTCCATGCGGTTCCTGTACCTGGGTAACTTCTTGGATTCGCTGCATCTAGATACATAACTAAACCATCTGTAACTATTGATTCTCGTGGACCTATGACTGTTCTGCCTTTTACTGTCATGCCTGCGGTCGATGTAAAGAAATTCCAGCCTGTGTTGTTTCCTGCATTTACGCTGTTTCCGCCTGCATAAAATCTTGCAGCTCCTGTTGCATTAGAATACGATAAGTTAAGCCAGTCACAAGATATGTTTGACAGTGCTGGAGAGTTTATTGTGTGTTGAGCGGCAGTGATGGAAGAAATTGTGATCGGAGCAGCTTTGGTCCCGACCGCGGTTAGTTTGTTTACTGTTTGAGTTGTGCCTGCAGTGAAACGAACTTTTCGCCCAGCATCTATTATGATTTCATTAATAATTGAACTGCCAGATATATTATAATATCCGCTATGAAGACCGCTGAAAATAACTTTATTCAAATTTTTATTTCCAGTATTTAAAGTCAATACTCCAGTTCCAGATGGAGTATTAAGTATAATTGTTGAATTTTCGCAATAAAGTGTTGAAGCAGTGCTAAATTCAGTAACTGCGCCACCAGTTACTGTTTGTATATTTGTATATGTGCCATTGCCCATATATAAAATGCTTTTATTTGAATTAGATTGCGAAAGACCCTTTCCAGTATAATTAAAATCATTTAAATCAAATGTGCCACTAATAATTTGTAATGCTGCATTCCCGGGATATGTTAAAGTTATGTCTGATAAGTTAGTATATTTTCCAGTATCACAATTGACATAAATCCAATAAATTGTTTTGTTATGTAAATTTAATGTGAAGTTTCCTCTACCCATTAAAGTTAAAGAAGAAACTCCTGTTTCTGTAATGTTATTTCCTCGTATGTGATTACCATATGATTCAATTCCTTGAGATATTGCTAGTGTTAATGCTTGATTAACTTCGCTCATATCTAAACTCCTACCAATCCTCGTACAATCTAGTGTTAATGTACTGCTACCGGTAAATGAAGAAGCATCAAACGTTACATCGTCTTGTGGAAGTGGTACTCTACCTGCCGTAGTTCTTGGTGAAGCATCGCTAAACCAATTTGTACTATTTTGCCAATTAAAATTGTATGTATCAACTACTGAAAAATAAGATATTACGCAACTTGTAGTTCCAATTGCCCTTAAATAAATTGAATCCAATTGCGTAGTCATCGTAAAATTTTCGGTGAACGTTCCTGCTGTCGTACGTATATTACCGCTTTCAAGCCATCTCACACCTCCGCTACTTATTGAATCAATAGTATATGTTACGGTTATACTTTTTCCTGTGAAATAAGGTATTGTTCTTGTTTGCCCTACATTTTGTCCACTTGCAACATTTAACCAAGTACACACTCCATTTTCAATAGTTACGCCTGCGCTTTTATTCCATAAGCTAGAGTCATCAAAGCCAGTGTCTTTTAAAACTTCACCTAGATTTTTAAAGTATTGAGGTTCCGCTGTAGTAAATGTTATCCCACTATTACCACCACAATCACCACTTAATCCTGTAATTGCACTTAAATCCCAACTTGCTGAACCTGCTCCTGTAATATCTCTGAAATCTACATTGGAGGCAACAACAGTACCGTTACAAGTAATTGTTCGAGGTGTGCCTATTACGTTGGAATAGAATATTAAACGGTTGTTTGTGGCGTTATTACCACTTACTGTAAAAATACCATTAATAGTAAAAGCTCCTTCTGCATTAATAACTTTACTCCCTGCACTTTGTCCTATTATAGTTAAATTATTGCATGAGCCAGAACCGGTAAAAGTTATTACATAACACTCTATGTTATAAAAAACTCTTGTAGTTGTGTATAATCCAGCACCACCGGTGGTATTTTGACTTTTTATCAAAGATGTACCGCAATTAAATGTGAACCCAGCAGCATTAATGTGAAAATAAGCAGTGGCAGTTAATAAATTCCAAGTCCCGCTCCCAAGTGTTATAGTTTTTGTTCCCACTCCTAAAACCATCCCAGATGTAGTAACATCATAATTAGCATGATTCCAAGTGCCATTGGCTATATACGGTGTTGTTGTACTTGCCGTAAAATTATCCCCATTCGTAACAGTTATCCCTACTCCATCAATGTACATTCTGTTCCACGCATGATAAAGTGTATTCCCGTTAGTAGTAATAGTTCCCGTTCCTTTGAAATACAGATAAGCTGTTCCTGTAAAGTTGTATCTTGAATTAGTAGCGTGTTCTGTTAATGAGCCATAAATACTAAGCGTGTAAACTGAACTTGTAATTGTGAAGTATTGGTCTGCGGCACTACTGTTTAATGATAAACAGGAAGCGGCTACATCAATGGTGACTATTGCGCCATCTGCACTGAATGAACCTGATGAAAAAATAACATCATTACTGCTTGTAGGCACTGAAAATCCACTACTGCCTCCATCTGAATCTGACCAATGTGCAGTGTCATTCCAATTACCCGTATCACCAACCCAATACCTCGTTGCCATTATTCAGTATTATTTAAGTATTCATTAATGGGTTAACAGAAACAAAGTATGTCAAGAGAAGGATCGTAAACAACTACGAATCTTCCATCTTCGAACTTTTTCATATCTCTTACTTCTGAAGGGTATAGTTCCATGTAGTCTTTTACAATTTCTGACGCTTGCTCCATTAACTCACTCATCCCTTTAATTTGCATGTCATCATTTTGAATTACGTAAGGCACAGCAATAATCTCTCCCTGTACGTTATCAATATGGTCAGTATCTATTGGAAAATAAGTTTCATCGCATAACATGACAAGAAATGAAACTTTAGATAAATCTAATGTTCCGTTGTCGTAAGCTGCATAATAATCTTTGTATACTGTTGTCATAATTTTTATAAAACTCTAGCTCCTACTTTTAAACTCCAAGTTCCTGTTGTGATTACTGAGTTCAATACAATATTTCCTCCGCTTAAAGTAACAGTGAATGAGAATGGCACTGTTGTTGCAGTTAAATCAGGTGTTGATGTATCTGTCCAAGTTACTGCTCCTATTGAAGTATTCCAAACAGCCATAACAGTTCCGGAACGATATGCATTTGTTCCCAAGTTCGAAACCCTGTAGTCATAGTAGCACGCCGTGCCTGAGCTCGCATCTATCGACAGAACCGCAGTCGTCCCCGTTGTTAGCCCGGCCAGCGCCGCAGAGTTTATGTAAACGGCACCATTTGAATTAACCTGAAAGATTGGAATACCTGAGATATCACCAACTTGGAAAATTACGCCTGTCAATGTGTCAGTCACCGTGAAAAGGTCACCTGCATTTCCGTTGACGTCAAATACTACGCCAGTGGATCCGTTTACAGTGAATGTGCTGCCATCGTAAGTCACATTCGACTCAGCGTATATTCCGCCTGACGTTCCTGTGCTTGTGAGTATTCGATTATTAGAAGCGTTTAAGACAGTTGTTATTAATGGCTGCACAAAATCATAAATTGCTTTCCCCGTTACTAAGATTGATGACGCATCAGCAACAATTGCAGTTGAAACATTTTGGATGCTTACAACGGCTTTCGTCGATACGTCAATACCTAAGAGTAATCCAGTTTTTATCTTGAATTCGTTTGCCATTATCGTTTTATTTTTATGTTATCCCGCAATGATGAACTTACATGATGAATCAGTTATTGTTCCTACACCCCATGTTATTGAAACATCGCCGGCCGCGTTAACATAAACTCCGGTGTATACTTGCTCGTTGAATTCGAATATCGCTATGTTGAACGGGCCTGTTCCTAACGCATGAGTGGTTGCAGGAATTGCATATGAAGTTTGAGTTGTTCCATTGAATGTTCCACGATACCTACTTACGTAGCCTGCCGCTCCTGTCACTCCTATGGTGATTATTGAACCGTCCGATGTTATAGATGCACCGATTCCTGCGACGATCTGTTTTACGTATGCCGTGTTTGCGACTGTTGTAGAATATATTGAATGTGTTCCTCCTGTTGTTGAAGCGACCGAAGAAAGTTTGTTGGTTGATACGCTTGCAACGTAGCTTGTGAGGTACGATATCGAAGAGTCAAACAGCGTCTGCAGAACGTAAGTTGACGAATTAAATGCATTCGAACCGAGAGTCCTCGACACTAGCAATCCACCTCCGTTTATGAACAATGAATTTGCCGCAGTAGCATCTGCTGTTGCAATTGGCAAATGTAAACCTACGCCCGGTGTAAAATCAAATCCTGTTGATGTACTCAATATGAATTTTGCACCGTTCCAGAATGGAATTCCAAATGAAACTGGAACATCTTCACGAGTTGCAACAGCTTGGAGCGATGCATCCGCGTAAGTTGCGCCTGCCAAAGGAGCCTGGCCCACTCTAAACGTTTGAGTCGTTTCATCATATACAAATACGTAAGGAAGCGAAGTTCCGCGATCAATAACAATACCAGATTGCATTGTACTTGGAGGTGTTCCTGTTTGTCCAGTGTTTAAATAAATGAATGCGGCTGATACATCAATTGATTCAACATTTCTTGAAAAGATGCAACCGTCGATTGTTAAATCTCCTCCGATGTATGTGTTGCCTGAAACTGTCAATCCGCCACCAACCGAAACATTGTTTGCCACATACAATCCACCTGCGTTTATGATTAACGCTCCTGTCATGGTGTCACCGGCTTTCTTTACATAATCGCCGAGAGACGCATTGTAAGCTGTGTAACCTACATAGTTTGTCGATGCTTCGAACGCCATTGAGCCAAGTAATTTGCTCTTGATCTGGATGTTTGTTCCCACGGAATCAACTACAAGTGCATATGGGAGTGCTGCTCCTGTGGCCGGGCTAGTTATAAATGTTGTGCCATTCAAGTAAGTTGACGAATTAAACGTAACGTTTCGAAGAAATGCTGCGCTTGAATCTACTACAAATGATGGTTGAATATATCTTGCCATGTTAAATGTTATGTTACTTTATTTATATATTTCAAGTTAGAATCCAAGAATGATAATATCATAATTCTGTCCAGAAGCAGGTGGGGTATGAAAATTAACCACATTGGTGCTTGCACCACGGATTACGTCAGGATAAATGCTTTCGCCTGTTGAACGATCCCAAACTGAAAAAGTTTGACGCATTGTGCTTAAATCATGCACAATGTTATATGATGTCATTGCCGCATTTCCAATTACAAAACCTTCATAGCCAAACAAAGGTTTAGAACCTCCAATTGCAAAGACACTTCCATCTTGTGCATAGAGCGCACCAGTTAACGAATCAATTTTAATTGAACTGGCACTTACATTTGCCGCAGTTAAACTCGCAAATGTGTTGCCATCGAATGTTACAATTTCTAAATTACCTGCGTTATCCCTTAGAATTACGCCATTTTCATCATCATTTATTTGCCAAGTTGCCCATGAGGTTCCACTTGCATCACTTGAATACATGTTTAGCTTAACCCATGATGTATAATCGGTATACAATGCCTCATCAATCAAGAAGTAAAGTCCATTTAAAGATGGATTCGGATCAGACGTAACCGAAACTGTAATTCCTTTGTATATCCAAATGTTGCTATTGATATCCTGCCATACAGTAGGATTAATTAAATCGGCTTTTGTACTCACAACTAGCCTTGCATCAAGAGGGGCCTTTGTAAGTACCTCAAAGTTTGCAGCAAAGTTAAATGTTCCTTTATTACGTGACATCCAGTGTATTATTTTTAGAAAATGAGTCGTACTTGAATTGATGCTCGATCAGTTCCACTGTACATGTATTTTGTATATGAAATTGGTATTCCTTGAATAGTTTCTGTTACAGAACTTGTCGTCCAAAAAAGCAATGATTGTCCAGCATTGCCACCTTGATAATCCCATGTTGAAGAAAATGTATTATAAGTTTGAACGCCTACTAAAGGTCTTAGCATTAACCATGCATTAGGAATTTCGAATGATTGTTTATATCCGCCAGTCTCAGTTGTCATGATAAATGGAACATAGTTGCCTGTTATCATTGAAACTAAAGGTTGTTTTACCATTAGAGTAATTACAGCATTTGTCGTTCCAAACAATGGGTAAACGCCTTCAATAGTTCTATTAACTTGCGCACCTACATTACCTGCAGATAAAGGTGTTGAATATACATTCCCTTTATTATCATAAGGTTGAACGCCTTCATCATAAAATACGGTAGATGACCATGTCTGTTGACCTAACAGAACATTATAGTTTCGAATTGTCTGTAAATCTGTGAGTGCATTTGTTGAAACATCAAAAATAAATGTGCCTGTGTATGCGTAATAGTTTGGTAACCCACTTCGGGACGAACTTAACGCATTGTATTGAGGATTAATTTGACCTGTTGAAAACTCTGTAGTAAAAGATAAATTCGAAATAACATTTTCTACTTCATGCAAAGTATTTGTGGGGTTCATCACAAATGTAGCACTTGGATTTGTAAATGATGGATATGCAGTTGGAAACAAAAGAGAATCCCAAAGAGTACTCATAAATGACCCATTCAAGTCATCAACTGTTGTGCCTGATGGAATTCCACCGACAGAAGCTGGCATAGATGTGCTAAGATCAAGTGCAGAATCATAGATTGCACCAGACGCTGAGGCGTCTAATCCTAAAATAACACTGGAAGAATTTTCAACAACTGTGATGTTTCCTACACCTCGTATTCTTTTAAGAAAAAAGATTGTGCCTGCTGACGTATCTGCTCGATGTGAATAAACACCACCCCCTGATACGTCAGAACGATTTTCAATGCTAGTGGCGTAGGATGGCCCGAAATGATTAGCATTGTTAAGATAGTATAATCCATTTTCACCTTGTAAAAGATCAGCGTCGATTATCGAAGAGTCTGGAGATGCAGTCGGAATGTACTTCGAATCATATGTAAGAAGAATTGACCCAATGTTTCCTGAGATGGCAGATGATCGATGATACTTTATGTGAACATAGAAGTCTGTGTAGTCTTGGAAGCTTATAGATGCGAGAGCGCTCTGTGTAAATGTTTGCCATGGGTGCCAAGTGACGTTGTCGAACGACCACCTAAACTCTTTCTTAATGAAAGTACCCACCATATTTTCTTCTCTAAAGGAACGCATACGTTCCACCCTCGGAATAGGTATGCTGTTACGAAATTCTATTGAGGTTATGTTTGTGCGTCGATCTGAGAAAACGTACTGCATGAAGTATCTTTTATTTTCCTTTATCTATTTATTCAAGATACAAGAAGCACAATGACTCTTTATCTAGATTCGGTAGATGGGAGATGAGCTGCCTTTGTCAGGCTGCAGTGCGGCATATGAGTTGCCCTCAATATCAGAGCGAATAGAAGTAATAGGTTTAAGTGTAATAACCATATCAAGTTTTTTATTTAAAATAACTCCAGAAGATTGATATGTTTCATAACCAGTTTTTGATATCGCTAAGTCTAACAATTGTGTGACATTTTCTCCTATAAACATATCACCAACATTGCTTTTTGTTGGGTCTATATGCCACTCTCTATCTGTTACTAATTGTTGTGTGATAGTTCCATTTACAGCAGTTGTTGTAGTAAAAACATCTGCTCCCCCAGTATATTTGGCATAAACAGTTGCTCCTGAGATTGCAGTACCTGTTGGGTCCACAACTTTTATATCAGTAGAATATTGTTCTTTTAAAGACCAACCTCCTACTCCATTTAACAAATAAGATTGAATTTGTGTAGCAGTTGGAGATATTGTTCCAACTCCAGTAATTCTCGCTCTTAACCATATTTTTGTTATTCCATTAACTGCCGATGGAACAACTGCACCCGGTACTGCTACTAAAACATATCCTGATTTACTAAGATTTTCTGTTCCATCAAAAAGATAAGTTGTTATTGGAAACCAATTTGCCCCAATATTATATTCCCAAACATAAGTATAATCATTTACTTCTGTTGTTTTGGTAACTTTTAGGTGCATATAACTTCTGGCATTACTATTCCCAAAATAATAACAATCTCCAATTGCTCCTCCTAATGGCACATCATTAACTGTTGTACTAATAGACTGCGCAGTATAATCAGTATAAGTTCCTGCTATTGCATTATAATAGAATAAATTTGATAAACTATATGGTCCTCCATTACCTTGATAGCAAGGTTTCTGACTATCGGCCATTGATGTTAATGGACTTGCAGGATTTACTAAATAATATTTAGGAGAAAAAGGTTCACTTTGAGAATAGAAATATAAAAATATTCCAGAAGCAGCATTCAGGAATTTATAAGCAAAATCACTTAAAGTCCAACCAGTATTTGTTATATAATGAAATAAAATGTAAGGTTGTGTTGAAATATATGTAAGCCCTTTAATTATTTGTGAAAATCCACCAGTTAATACGAATGGCCCAAATATTCTTGAATTTGTTATTGTATTTGCTGATGTTCCACCAAAAGCTGGTGAAATTTCAAAATTACTATCAACTACTTCTCCTGCCATTTCAAAATAACCGGGATAACCTAAAATTGATGATTGTATTTTACCAACCCTAAATGTAGTTCCATATATTTTTGCATTTCCCTGTAATAAGCAAACACCGCTATTTCCAACACCATAAATAATAAATGTAGAGCCACGATAACCTCTATCGGTTCCTATTTTTATTCCACTTGTTAAAACATCAAAAGTACTGGGAGTAACAGATAAGTTATCAGTAGCATTTTGTCCTATTGAAATAACTTCATCATAAGTAACTAATCTTGACTTTATGTTTAATCCTACTTTTGTAAAATCATAAGCATTAGTATTAGTAAATGTAACACCAATATAAGACTTATTTGTTCTTAGCCAATTATATACATCTGTAAATGTTGCAGGAACAGCATCAGTAGTTCCAGTAATTGTTATTACACTATTACTTGATTTAATTGCAGTTGTTTGATTTGCCCCGCCCTCTGTTATTGTTGTTATTGCAGAAATTCTACATCTAATCCACATTCTATTACCAAGAGCATTTTATAGTAATCATTTTGGGCCACCATTGAGCAGGGAATCTAACTGTATTAGCTCCTGTTATCGTAAATCCGACTGTATCATCTTGTAGGTCTACGATAGGTGTCCAAATGCTATCCCCTCTGTAATATTCCCAAGCTAAAACTATTCCAGTTCCAGCCATAGCAGTTCCAACATTAACATCAAAATCCGACATTATAGCGGAGTTTGCCGCCATAGAAAAATATAAAGCATCATTTAAAACCGCAGTATCTTCAAAATAATCAAAAGCTGCAGTAGTCGCATAATTAACAGAAAATAATGTTCCACCAGAAGTTGCGCTAAAGATATTAGTTAAGGCATATTTAGTATTGTTATATGTTGCAGTAAAAGCCATATTTATATTTCTTTAAGTATAAGATTAATTAAAGCAATTCCAGCATAAGCTTCGTTTATTTTTATTTCCAACTTACTTATTTCTTCGTCTATTAAGTATTGAAATTCAGAAGATATTATTGTCTGGTTTAATTGCATAATTCTATTTCGCACATTATCTATTAAATTCTCAATAGATTCTTTTTCTATATTAAGTTCTGCAATGTTTATTTCGACATCACTTGTAGTCCTTTCGATCACTATATTTGGATCGCCGGTTTGAATTATTTCTGTTGCCATAGTTTTATGTTCTGTGAATTGCTGTTATGTAGTTGCTTGCATCTCTTGTAAATGTGACAGTACGTAAAACTATCCCGTAGTTGTTTATTGATATCGTCGATACATCTCCAGATGCAGTGTAAATGAAATTCGATGTTTTAGTGCCTATTGTGGAGGTTGTAATAATTTGAGAAACTCTCAGGTTTGAATCATAATAAATCGATGTATCAGACACCCTGGGTGAATATGTCTCATAATCTAACGAAGGGTCTACTATGCCTTTTAACGCGTAATCATTTATGTTCTTGTCAGCGTCCCAAACACTTACATCCGGATGCCATGTCAAAAACTGGCCAACAGTTGTTAACGGAGTTCCATTAACATCGCTAAGCTCACTTAGGCTACGCATAGGGCGTATAATAGGAACAGTTATGATTCCTTGGTTCTGGTGAGAGTTAGTTACAATTCCTGCTACAACTAATATGTTAGGCGCTGTAGGCTTATTAATCGTTAGTTTTCCTGGGTTAGATGCATCTACATACAATGTTCTTCCTTCAGGCCAAGCTAATGTATTAAGATCACGAACCATACCCGCCAAAGTTACTCGGACAGTGCCATTCTTTGCCACAGGTCCTGATGTTACCATTCCTATTGCAGCGTTTCCTATGAAACGATCACGGACATCTGTGAGTTGAACTCCCGGCCTATTTCCGGGTGTAGCGACTACACTTACAATGTCACCATCTACTAAAGTGGCATTATCTAAATTCACATAGTATTCAAAAAGTTCCTTTCCTACTTGGGCAGAGCCTCCATCAGGAAGCCCAATGGAGACTGTGTTCTCGGCAGTGTCCCATCCCATTGCATATGGAGCATTCACGAAAGGCACAGAAGCAAAATTAATCACCTCGGACACGCTTAAGTAGCCGGCGACAGATACGTCGCCAGATATTAGTCCGCCTGTTTTATCGTACTTTTCGAAAAGTGAAGCATTAGTTGCGTAGTTAGATAGCACCAACGAAGAGTCAACGATCACAGGGTTTCCTAAGCCATCATAGAAGCTTCCATCTACATATTGTACAAGATTTTGATATGTAAACGATACTTTTTTGCCTGTTAATTCGTTGCCCATTTTTACAAATTTTGTTACCTTTGTATATATATTATAGGTAGAAGTTCAACATAAGTTTTTAACATGGCATTTCAGTACTACAATTGGGAAGAGGTAAACATCAACTGGGAAGCCCTCGACATGAACTGGGAAGAAGTTGGGATTCTCATCAACGACTTCCTCCCCCGGGTGTCTGCACCCATAGGCGGCGGAAAGAAGATATGGGAAGACGTCAACAAGCTCCCACCGGAAAAGAAGCGTATTATTATTAGAATGGCATGTGATATCGGAGGACAGGAATATATATCTTACAAATACAAAAATGAGGATGTCGTCATCACCGTTGAGCACGTCGACATCATTGTCGATAAAATCTTAAATAACATAAAAGTTCATGTACAAAATATTTCTTGACCAAAATAAATTCTTCCAGTGCAATGTCGCAATCGAAGGCGCGTCTCTAAAAGAGAGTGAAGCTCGTTTATTTGTTGAAGCCGAAAACTTCACTCTAACCTTCAAGGGGAACATAAATGCGGACGGCACTGTAAAAATCCCGATCGGCAAGTTAAAGGGCATTCTGTCGGAAAACTACACTGGCAAGATATCTCTTGAGATTGTGGCCGACGACACCGTGTTTCACCCATGGGAATCGAGCTACACCACCGACATGTCGAAGAAAGTGCAAGTAGAGGTCCAGAGCGACAAACTGTCTGAGTCTTTCAACGACTCAAAGCCAAAAATATCATTTACATTAAAACCTGATGCATTCGACACTCAGATGCACATCGACGAGATAAATGGTATACTCAGGAAGAACAACGTGAGCAAACGTGCACTGATGGAAAAGAAAAATGAGATCACATTCAACAAGCTCATAGAGAGGTACTGTTCGGAAAATTCCATAAATGACCTGAATGACATACGCACCATCAAAAAGAGCCTGCTCAATAACTTAAGATAAGATATGAACAAAAACCCTGCAAGCCCAGATAACTTCTATGATGACGAAGTGTTCGAATCATTTTTGAAAGATGATGAGGAAGTTAGCGAAGAAAAGCGTGAAGAAAAGCGTGAAGAAAAGCGTGAAGAAATAGATGAAGCAGTGATCGCTGCTATCATAGAAGAGAGTAAACGCACGAGCACAGAGAACGATCCTTACTCAAGTATTCTCAAAGACATTGTCTAAATTTCAATGCCGGGTGTCATCACTAAATTAGTAAATCTGTCACCAGCATCAAGGTCTATAACAAAAAAGTTTGATGTTGTGTAAGTATTGTCAGTTAGTACACCTGCAAGTGATGTAGCAGTCCAATTGTTACCAAATGCACCTCCCTTAATATACATATTAAATAAACCTACTTGTGTGCGAGTTATTTTAACTCTATACCACGTAAAATTTTGAATGTAAGAAAGTATGGTATTATTTAAAATCCCTCCGATTTTTAACATTTGAACAGATGAATTATTTCTTACAATAAATCCATAATAAGCATTCCATACATATGAAGTATTGTAGTGTAATATTGAAACTCCAAGTTCATTTCCCGCAGTGCCTTTATACCAATCAAACTCCCAAGTACCATAAGCTTGATTACTAGGTAATGCAAGTGTACCTGCTACTGTATTTTCAAGATATTTAGTTCTATTCTTGAAGGTTGGGAGAGGGTCGATTTCAACTAAACTCATATTACTAATTACACCTGAATTTGTTGAAGTGACTCCATTAAAACCTAAAAATATTTCATCTCCCGCTCCTTTTTGGGTAAATTCAATTGATACTCTTCCAGTTCCACTGAAACTTATAATGTTTCCTGGAAGTATATAGTCTACAAATGCCCCCGCATTTCTGATTTGTACATAGTAACTAAGACTTATTACATTTGTATACTCAAAACTATATCTTAATCTTTTTCCTTGAGTATATTGATGTTTAGTTCCAAGTGTAGAATTATAACATCCAAATAATGGAACTGCTACATTAGTAATAGTCAATACATTATTAACAAAGGAACTGCCAGCACCAGACCAAGTATCAGTTGATAATAGTTGATTTCCCATTACCTTAGTAAATTCCCCAACCTTATAACTTCCACTTCCCTTCACGAATCCATTAGGAACTACAGTAGTTCCATCAGCACTGGCATCTGAGAAGTCTTCAACAATGTATGGTTGCTTTACAAATGAATTATGCCAATTTTTTATTTCTTTGAGGGATAACGCACGATTATAGATTCTAGCATCTGATATTTCTCCATTAAATGTAAAACCATTTTGACCTGAAGTATAATCAATTGATCCAATTAATAGTCGTTGTGGAATATTATTTATTGCTCCTGTTAGAGGTGAAGTTCCTTGTGATATTCCATTTAAAAATAATTCAATATATGAATTGTTATACGTGGCAACTAATGTATTCCATATACCAGATTGTGGAGTACCATTTCCAATTAAATTTAAAAAAGCAAAATTACTACCTGCATAAAATGAAACAAATGCATTTATATCTTTTCCTAATTCAAATGCATTTGCAACAGCTCCGCTTAAGGCAGTTTTAGTTATTAATCCTTCTCTTGCTCCCCATGTGCCAATATGTTTAAATCTACACATAAGAGTAAGTGCATATACACCTTCTACAGATGTCATATCACCTAAGTTTACATAGGAATCTCTGCCATTAAATAATAATCCATTAGATGTTGATGTAACCGAATTCAGTAATGTTCCATTCTTCCCATTCCCACTAATATCCACTAATGTATTCCCAACAGGTTTCATGTTGTAAGCAGCAACTAATCCAGTAATTTTCTGCACACTAACTGTATCACATTTAAGAGTAGTTGTACCTTGTGCTCTTAATATTAAGTTCGGATTTCCTGTACAAGTTAAAATTTCCGAGTATGTTCCATTTGCTAATCTAGTAGTACCTATACTAGAACCACATTCTACTCTTACCCCCCCGTTTACATAATCACTGACTGTATAAGTAATCCGATATTTAACTCCTACTGTTATTACAGTTAATGTGGATTTGTTAGCTGTTAGTGCAGAAGTAAGCACTAATTTGCCATCTGTTATGGAAAATCCATCTTCATTTGACCAAATATTACCTGTATTAAACTCTGAATTAGCTGCTGATAATTCATTAGTATTTATAAAACTATTATTCTTATCACTCAAATCACTTGCTTTATTTAATTGAAACTGACGTTTAGGTTCTGTTAAGGGTTTAAGATTGTTAAACATTCTTTGATAGTTCTCACGTTCTTTTGATGTGAGAACTGTATCATGGACTGCAAGATAGGCAATATCTACATCTCCTTTATTTGTCGATTTTGATACTAAAGCATAATAAGAATTTGTTCTAGCTAAATTAATAGAACCTGTTTGTGTAGTATATGGAGTTTTTAATACATTGTCGATATATAAAGCAGCATTATTAATATCCGCACTAGCAGACCCTGCAATACAAAATATATAACAATGCCACGAATGGTCAAAAGTGTGTTGCCAAGTTCTATCATTAGTTGTTCCAAATCCCACACCTAATAAATTTCCACCTACCCCACCGCCACATATCATTATGACTGGATTTTGTGGAGTTATTGCGCTATTTATTGCATAGAAAACATCTGTCGCTGAATTAAAGTTATTATTTAATTTAATCCAACATACAATAGTACAAGCTCCACTAGGAAACATAGATGTTCCATAAGAAATATATTGTCCAACTCCAGTTCTAATTGCATTACCCTTTTCTCCAATGGTAATTTTGGGACTTCCTACAGGTGTAACACTTCTCCCACCAATATTATCGTTAAGTGTTCCCTGATAATATTTTGCTTCAAATACTTTAGACATTATATTTACTCCTTTCTGATGTGAACTTTTGTGAGATTTCTTCTTGACTTAAAATGCCATTGTAGATTTGGACTTGAGCTATGTTGCCATCATGAGTTTGAGTTCCTACATTATTATTTCCTATAGTAATATTTGTAGTTGCAGCAACAGGAGTTCCACTTGTTTGGTTAGCAGTAGAGCTTAAAATCGAATTAATATATATTGAGGTTTTACCATCTGATTTTCTGGTTGCAATAATGTTAGTCCATTTATTTAAGACAATTGAATTTGTTGCACTTGCTGCACTAATACTTCCATCAGAACTGACTAATATTTTCAAACCGCCTCCTTGTATTAACATTCTAGTCTTTGTACTGTCTATTATATTACCATAAGTACTACCTCCTAAACCATAGAATTTAACCCAAGCACACATTGTAATATCACCCAATAAATTATTATATAATCCACAATTCAATTTACTTGAAGTCCCATTAAATCTCATTGCTTTAACGCCACCATCATTAACTACTGTTACTGCTGTGTTTACTACTGATGGGATTACTTCCTGTAAAACAATATTATCTATGTCAATATCAGTAACTCCGTTAGTTCTAAATCTAATGCTTGAAAATGTTGCAGTAAATATATATGTGTTTGTTCCTATGGAATTACTAATTGTAAATACTGTATTACCATCAGTTAATTGAATTAATCCTTCTCCATTTCTTATAACATTATAAGTTAATCTATACTGTTTGCCAGTTGTTAATATTAGAGTTTTATATATGTATTGTTGAGAACCGTCATTTGATTTTAAATTACAAACCCCATTAGCTATTGCTATTTGAGCAGTTTTAGTCCAATATCCAGTATCTGATGTAAATGTACTATCAGCTAAATTAGATATAATATTTGGTAACAATCCACCTGACAATCTATTTTTAATAACGCCATCGAAGGCATCAATATCCATGATGAGTTCAGCTTTTGAGACATATTCTTTAAGTGATACGTTGTCGATTGAGAAAGCAGAACCACTTGTATAACCATAAAATGATATACCAGTTCTTTCATTAGTCCCTGTTGGCGTAGTGAAAGTAATATTATATGTTCCATTATTATATTCAATTAACCAGTAATTTTGTGCGAAATATGCATAACTTCCACTATAGTTTAATATATAAAGACGAGCAAATGAACTTGCATTACTAATTGTAAAAGATAATTTATGAATAGTAGAAGCTTTCATTACAAAATCATTCCTCCATATTTTCACTTCATTTACTGTATCTAAATAATTGGCTTTTCCACCCGAAACATCCCAGCCAGTTGGAACATTCCAACCTAAACTCGAATCAAAATTTCCATTGGTAATCAATTCAGGTCCAAGTATCTCTCCATGTGGAGCTAATTTTTTGTATCGTTTGTTTTGATAAAGATTTAATACTTCTTGAGGTGTGAGTGTTCCTTCGTAGAACTCAAGTAATTCAACGTTTGTGTTCATATCAAATCCGGACTGCCCTGGGATGTAACTCATTTGATTAAATGTAGTTTTTCCAACAAATGCAACTCCAGTTTGGTCTAATACTCCATCAATATATATTTTTGTTGATGTCGAATTAGCTGTTATAATCACATCATACCACTTATTTGCAGTTAAACTAGTGAGCGATGATGTAAACGCATTGGCTTTATTACTAATTGTAATTTTGTTAGAACCAGTACTACCAACACCAATCCATTCATAGTTACCAACTGTAAAAATTCCACAAAGAAATGATTGGGCTTTTACAGTTAATAACTTAAATTTAATTCTAAATGAAAATTCTGATGTTCTTATTGAAGGAAACACTAATCGTGTAGAGGAACCCGTTAGTAACGCAATCCCTTTATTAAATATAACTCCACTTGGCACACCACCGTTCGCTCTCACTGACTGCTCATCAGTAAAAGTCTCACGAAAAATGAGCTTCCTGTCTACCTTGGCTAGAGATTCTTTCATCTTACGAGCTGTAGTTGCACTTTGAGTTTATGAGCCCGTTTGCGTCTATGTTTGCGATGCCGCCTGCAAGCATTGAATCCAAGGGAGTGTGTGCATCGTAAGCCATCATCCAGTAGTCGAACTCACCGACTGTAGGAGCGGGATATGTAATCGTTTCTATGACAGTTTCGCCAAGTTCGTTCACTGTTTCGTATGTGCTCGGATCAGGTGCAGGGCCGACTGCGATTTGCAAGTTATTGTCTGCCGTGCTCACGATATCTTTGACAAGCTCTGGAATATGAATTCCATCTAAGAAATGATTTACTTTTAGATTAAGTACAACTGTTTTATTCACAGTATCAACACTCATTGCTATAAGTGATACTGTACGTGTGATTCCTGTTAATGTTGGGTGATTTGAAATATTGAAGTCCATATTATTGTTGTTTTTATTTTTTTATTAGTCTTAAAGAATTGCCCGTTGCTTTTGACGTACTTCCATAAACAAGTGGTGCTCTATCCCATAATGGATAGAATCTAGGTGCATTGCTAGTATCTAATTCTGGAATTGTAGAAAAACATATTACGTATCCAAATGACCTAAATCCTGCAACACTATCTCTTTCACCTCCAGCAAATGCATTAAATCCACTACTATTATCTCCTTTTAAGTTTGGTGTTACCCAATGTGACAATCCCAATTCCTTTAATTTACCTCCTGCAACATTAATACCGCCCAAATAGGTTTGAAGTGTTGTAAATTGTGTTGATGTTGGTACTCTCCAATCACTATTAATTAAAACCAATTGAGCATTAATTGCACTTACAGCATACCAGTTGTAAAGCTTTCCATAAACATCACCATTTGCTTGTAAGTTATTATAATTACACCACATAGCAGCAGCAGCACTAGCTTGGTCTACTGTATCACCTGCTGCTATTCTTGCATCATAAAGAGTTGTTGAGTTTGTCCAACCGATTAGTTCTAAATAAACATTATCTATTGAGCCAACAAATGATGAACTGTAAATCATTAACGAATTTTCATAATATGTAAATTTGCCATATACTGTTTGCACACCCAATGTGGTTGGCATATTTATATTACCTAATGATATTGATTGCAAAACACCACCATTTGTTGCGGTTACAGCATATGTTAATTTATAAAATCTACCCGTTTTCTGTGCTGGCAAAACTCCCTTTAAATATGAGACTTCTGTAATAAAATTTGCTGTTCCACCGCTAATATTAACCCTACCGCTTGTAACCGCTTCGCTCCAATCTGTTGATGTATCAAATGTGTGATTTGTGATTTGTTCAACATTTGTTGCTTCCTGAACTTCAGGAATAACAAGGCTTCCAATTGTGCTTTCATTGTAATTCTTTGCAGTCCATACTTGGTCACCAATTTGAACTCCATTGGTACTTTGTTTAGGACTACCAATATTATATCCTAATTGTCTACCTTTTTTCTTTAAGCTAGGTGAGAATCTAATGTTTGAATTATTTCCAAGGTCTTGTGCTCCACCTGCGATTGCTGATAAGTCTTTAACACAATTGCCTTGGAGATTAATATCCCTTAAGTTAAGATTTGAGAATAGTATGTTTTCAGCTGTTATAGTACACTGAGTTGGTCTATAATATGAATATATTGTAATTCGTTGTAATGAATAGAACTCTTGTAATGTTAATGTATTGGTAATGGTAATAGCACCGTTGATTGGAATAGTAGTTGATGTAGCAATTAAATTTGCACAGGTTAAATTTGATAACCATCCTCCCATAGAAGAACCTTTAGTTAATTCAATATTATTGAATGTGCATCCAGCACCATCACACCAATCCCCTGTAATTTTTATGGTTGAAGTTCCAGCATTTACTGTTAATCCTACAAAATTTTGTAATATTAAACCATTACCTGCATTTACTATGGATGCACCCAAATTCCATACCTTAGTTCCATTATTTAATTGTCGAATTTGCCCAAATGAAATTGTTTTATCATTAGTATTCCAAGTTCCATTCATTAAATTTATAGATGAAAAATTAGCATTATCCTGATTTGTCCATATTCCACCAACACCATCAAAACATATGAAATTTGTTAAACCACATCCATTTGTAACAATAGCTTGTGAAGTAGTGGCTTTTAAATATAAATATCCTGTGGAGCTAAAACTAGTAGTTAATTTAGTTGCTGAAAGAATTAAGCTTCCATAGACATTAAGATTCCATGTACTATTAACCAATGACATTGTATTGGTTAAATTTTCAAAGTCAAGTGAGAGACAATCTATTGTTGAATTCATTGTAACTACTCTAGCATCCAAACCTAAAGAATTTTCATCAAAGAAGACATCAGTAGATGTAGATGGCATAGCGCTGGTAACTTCATTTATTGCGACATTATCAATTTGCACGTCACATACAGAGTTACCAAAATATATCGTACCTAATAAATTATTATCTACCGTGCATCTAAAATAATAAATATATGTTCCAGTTCCAGTTAGTGATTGATTGATTGCCAATAAATTTGCGCCATCATGTAAAGAAGCAATTATTGCAGTTCCTGAATTCACTTTATATTCAAATGAAAATTTATACCACTTATTTGTAGTAATTGTCGATATCCATGACGTTAAATATGGTCTATTTCCATATGGTGTTGTAATTATTAGTCGGCCATCCTGTGTTCCTGATATGGGAGATATCGTATTTAATGACCATGTACTCACACTACCGAACCCATCACCTTTAGCCCCAACAAGCCCACTTTCAAAATCACCACCAACCATAATATCACTTCCCAATGTCTCACTAGCAACTCCACCACTTGTATCACTCCAATGCAATGGGTCGCTTACATTTCCAGTTCCACCAACCCAAAATCTAGCAGGGTTGAATGTGATTCCTGTGTTATTTCCTGAGTCTGTACTTGCTCTTACTTTAAAGGGATTAGTTGCTGTAATATATGATATGTCAGCAAACTTAATATCCGGTTGAATTGTCCCAGTATAATTAATTGTAGCCACAGCAGCAGTTCTACTGCCAATAGTTATTTTATTAGTATTAGTTCCTTTAGCGGTTATTTTGGCAATATTTACTGTTTTTCCATTATATATTTTAAGTGTTTTACCATTATTAATAATTAATTCATTAATTGTGCACGACTCAACTATATTTTGTTCTTTTGTTGTTGTTCCACCAACAATTACTTTTCCCAAAACCTTATTAACTGCACTAATTCTTGGGTTGTCGCTAGTTGGATTTGAGTTGGTTGATAAAACTATAGTAGAATTAATTGCTATTAAATTGGTTGCCGCAAATACATTAATATACCCACTCCAACTTCCACTCCCAGATGATAGTGTTATTGTTCCACTTCCTAAATCTAAAGTTCCCGATGTACTACTGGATATTAATATACCGCTATAATTAAATCCATTAAAATAAAACGAGGCTGTATTTGAGAGTGTGAATTGATTTGCCGCCTCTCCAATTAACGTTATATTAGAGAGAGCAGTATAACTACCTCTTACAATATTTAAAAACGCTGTTAATGATATATTATATGTGTTAATTGTAAAATTACCAATTCCCATTAAAGTTCTAATATATCCACCTCCGCTATGTGTTATCGTTATATTGATTCCTGAAATAAAATTTCCATAACTCTCAGTATTTAAAGCAAATATTGTAGTTACCGCTTGTCCCACTCCTGACATATCTAAACTTCTTCCAATTCTAGGACAATCAACCGTTAAAGTTGAAACACCATTAAAACTATTGGCATCAAACCATACATCATCTTGAGGTAAAGGAACTCTACCTGCAACACCACCACCATTAGTAGCAGTAAACCATTTAGTTGAATCACTCCATGAAACAGCACCACTAGTGTGTTTGAAGAATTGTGTTTGTGTTGTAGTGAAAGTTATGTTTGAGTTTCCTCCACAATCACCACTATTACCAGTGATTGTTGATAAATCTATTGGGTTTGTGAATTTAATATCACGGAAATCAACGTTGGAAGCCGTGACTTTAGCAGGGTCAACCGTTATTGAAAATGCACTACCAAGTGTTCCAGAATATATTAAGATTCTTTGTGTTGTAGCATTCCCACCTTCAATAGTTAGATTATTATTTATGATTGAATTTCCATACATCCTTCTGGCACATGCGACTGTACTGCCACTCATAGTCATATTGTGATATGTGTTATCACCGTAAATTATGCCACTGAAATTACTCACAAATGTAACATCATAGAAAGTATATCCACCGTAAAAAGTATTTATTACGGTTACCGATGATGTTCCGCATTGAAACGAATTTAATACCCCCGATGCAGATGGATTCCATTGCGTTGTCGTAAAAATACTCGCACCTAAAATTAGGTTTCTCACGCCTGATGGATGTTCTAATGAATATATTGTAATTGTCTTGCTATTTGTATTCCAAGTACCATTAGTCAAATACATATTTACACCTGAACAAATAAAATTATCTTGGTTTACCCACGTGCCCCCAACGCCATCCATATAAAATCGATTAAATGCAGGTGTAATTCCATTGGTAGTAATATTCCTACTATCAACCGCCTTCATATAAACATAAGCAGTTCCCGTAAACGTCCATGTAAGATTCGCGGCAAGAGTTAAATCGCCATAAATATACGCGCTATTCAAGCTACTGCTTAAAGTCGCTGTCTGGTCGATTCCCGTAAAGTCTAGGCTCAAGCAATTTGCCGAAACGTCTAGTGCAACTACTTGAGCACCTGCGCTAAATGACGCCCCATCGAAGTAAACATCATCCGCACTTGACGGCACGCTAAAGCCACCCGTTCCGCCGGTCGAATCTGACCAGTGCGCAGTATCGCTCCAGTTTCCACCATCACCAATCCAGTATCTTGCCATTATACGCTATTTAGTTCGATTGCCATCACTTTCTCCGAAAAACACAGGATGTCCAGCGATGGATCGTACAGCACCAGGCCGTATCGTTTCTCGAAGTCGTCCGACCTCAGGTCTTGGAATATTTCCATGTAGCCCTCACCAACTTCCTGCGGATAGTTTTTTCCGTAGTCTTTGATCTCTGCGAGCGCCTTCTTCACGATGTCGCTCATTCCCAGAGTAACAATGTCGTCGTTGACAATGACAAAGGGGACGGCGACTATCACTGAATGCACGTCACTTAACGTGTGATTTGGGTCTGGAACGTAAGTGTCGGCAGTTAGCATTGCGAGGAACGAAACGTTGCTCAAGTCAAGCTGCTTTGAATCGTATGCAGCGTAGTACGCGTTGTAGACTGTTGTCATGTTAGTAAACTTTTCTTGCTTTGATTATGTAAGTGTTGGTTGAAGAGCTGTCGACCACCTTGATTCTGTAGTTCGAATAGTTAAAGCCGTTGAGCAGCATTGCGAAAGTCAGCGTGGTGTTGGTTATCGTGTAGTTGTTGACGAAGACATCGTTCTTGGTGTCGTAGCCATAGACCTGAACCCAGTCTGCGTTCGTTGTGTCTTCGTCGTTGCTCGCTTCCAATGTCATTGTAAGAGTCCCTGTCGTTATGAACTTGCCCGAAAAAGACAAGTCTTTGTAGCCATCCATCGCCTGCCCGGTAGCGGCTGGAAAGTATGTTGTGGCCGCGGCCGTGTTGGTTGCATCCACGAGAGAGTCTTGAACGTACCTGTTCGAGATAGGAGCCTGCTCAGTTATCTTCAACGTGTCTGTGGTTGAGTCGTAAGACTTTCTCTGGCCCATTACGCATACCACATAAGTGTCTGTGCTTAAGAACGGAGTGCCTGCCCCTTCAACGGTTATGACGTTGCTTGTGGATGATATTGTTACGCCATTATGCGTATTTGTCAGAGGTGTCCAGACTCCGCCAAGAGGCTTGTAAAAAATCTTTGTTACTAAGCAGTTTGTGTCATCTATGTCAAAAGGCGAACCCGTGGCAGTAAGTGTTGTATCAGTTGTGTATGCGACTTGGAAGTCAGTCGGTGAGAAGTAAAGCTCAACGTTCAAGTCCGATAAAGTCCTTAGCAAAGAAACTGCTGGGTCATTAGAGGCTAGATTTACTCTCTGAGTCTTCTCAGTGATTGCTCCTGCACTTGTGTCCCACAGCTTAATAATACCTAAGGCAACAGACATTGGGTCATCAGATGCAACAGTTACTCTTTGAGTGTTCGGTGTCACGGCTCCTGAGCTCGTGTCCCATGAATCGATGATGCCTAACGAGGCCTTAACGTCATCGAGGCTTGGGCTTACGAGACTGGTGACTGCCACCGTTATGTTTCCGCTGCCATCGACAACGTCTGTGTATGGGTACGGCTGTTTGCCTATCTGCGACATATATTAGATTGAGTTTAGTTGAGCCAGAGTTGCTGTCGTTTCTTCGATTTCGCCTTCGAGAATCATCACAGCTTCTATGTTGCCTGAGATGTTGGCTGTGTTCAGCTGGTTATTGAGGGCTGTCAGTTTGTTTGACAGAAGCTCTTTTATTTTTTCTACGGTCATGGTTTTATTATATTTATTTTAGAAATTAATGAGCATTCTCCAGAACTCTTGCCCGGTGTGTCTCATGATGTAGAGGTACTTTAGGCCATCTGCCGTTTGGATGATCTCCATCCTGTTGGAGAGTATTGCAGTTGACATTCCGTATGGCACTGTTCCGCAGGCTTGAATACAATCTTTCTCTATATCGTAATAGAAGATTTTCCCTGTTGCATCCTTTTGAAAGTAGATTCTATTTTCTCCGTCATATGCATACATAGAACCTATAGTCAAAGTTTCTCCTTGACCTTGAATAAAACTTCCATATCGCCAAGTGTTCGTGGTAATATCATAAATATCTAAAGTGTGTGATGCACTTCCTCTAAATACGTAGATGTACTTGCCATCATCTCTTCCAAATGCCCATACGATATCAATTCCAGCTCCAATAGCAGGTCTACCTAATATTGTATATGTAGAGGTGTTGTCAGGTGCAGTTGCAACTGGAAAGGTTAAAGCATTTACCGTGTTAGATGAAATTGTGAGTTCTTGTGTAGCACCAGTTCCTGAAGTTATTAATAGTCTTTTACCTGCCCATTGATTAACTTTCCATTTCTTTGTTAAATCTTGTAATTGCGTAGTTGATTGTGTACCCGATGCATTTCCATAAGTATCTTGAATTTCATATTTGGTATTTGACCCCTGGATTAATCCAATCTTAGGTGTCACTGACACGAATGGTGTTGTTCCTGCCGAGCCATAACCGTTGGCAGTGTGAACAGTTGCCCCTAAGCCAACAAAAGCTGGGTTAACGTTGTCTGATGCAATGGCTATGGTGTTCGTGCCAGTTCCGAAAGCCACGAACCTCGTGCCATTCCAAGAAATTCCGTTACCTTGAGTTGTGAATACTGTTGAGCCTAAGCCTGACCAATTCAATGCCACTTGTGCAGTAGCTATAGTATTAGTTCCTGTGCCAACTGCGATAAAACGGTTTCCATTGTACACCACATTGTAACCAGCTCCACTAAAAATAGTTTTTAACTGGCCAGTCCAGTTAATGCCATCGTATGAATAAGCTAAAGTGTGAGTGGCGCCGTCTCCTGCCGCTACAAATCTCGTGCCTCCGTAGCATATGCCGTTGCCTCTTGTGCTAAAAATTGATGTTCCTAAACCAACCCATGTTACGCCGTCATTGCTGTACGCAATTGAGTTGGTGCCGTCACCTACTGCAACAAATCGGGTTTGATTGCAAGCAACACCATTTCCTTGTGTTGAGAATATTGAAACCCCAACTCCCGTCCATGTTATACCGTCTTGGCTGTAGGCAATTGTGTTTGTGCCTGCACCGACTGCAACGAAACGAATGCCGTTCCACGTTATGGCCTTTCCTCTTGTTCTGAATATCGTTGCACCCAATCCCACCCAGTTTACTCCATCGTTGCTGTACGCTATAGTGTTCGTTCCTTCACCGACTGCAACGAAACGTGTTCCGTTCCAGCAAACTGCGTATCCAGCCGTTGTGAATATTGTGGCTCCGTTAGCGATCCACGTTAAGCCGTTGTCATTTGAATACGATAGGGTGTTTGTTCCACTACCTACGCCAACCATTCTGCCTGTTGTTAACGTGTTTGCCGTGTTAGAAACAATGATGTCTTCGGCTTCTTCTCCTGTTTTTGTATTTAGCAAGCTTACTTTGTTGTTGTTGTACGCGCCAGAGTACCAAGACATGCTGGAGTCGTATATCATTTCTCTGGTGTAGTTTTGCCCATTGTCCATCAAAGATATTATTCTGTTTGCAGATGTGCTACCATCAAATGTTGTGAATGCTCCACCTACCAGTATAGTGTTATTTGATAAACTGCTGATCGCCAAAACTGCGCCGTCTGCCTTGTTTGATGTCTTGAATGTTGAATCCGTGCTGCCATCTGTCGTTAATCTAACTATGTTTGTAGCAGACGTGCCATTGTATGACGTAAAACCTCCTCCTATCAAAATTTTTCCATTAGGCTGTGTGGTTAGCGTAAGTAACGTACCTATTCCGCCCGCACATCCAGCACCAGTTGCGAATGATGCGTCTAGAGTGCCATCAGAATTTAATTTAACCACTGATTTGTTTTGCCCTATTAAGATTTTGCCATCAGAAAGAACATTGATAATATCAACAGGATATCCTAGTGATGCATTGAATGAATTATCGATGTTGCCAGTTGCATTTATTCTGGCTAAATACCTTTTGGAGACACCATTGTATAGAGTAAAATCGCCGCCAACTAAAACTCTTCCGCTTGCATCTATGACGATTTTGCTTGGAGCACTATTAAAACCAGAACCATAAGCGAATGAAGCGTCTACTTCACCGTCAGGCGTTAAGCGCATGATTCTATTTGCAGCAACCCAGTTATAATAAGTAAAGGCACCAACAAAATACACCCTATCACTTGCATCAACGGCTATTGAATTAATTATATCACCAGGATGGCCTGTGTAATACTCACCAAATGATGCATCGAACGTGCCATCAATATTTAAACGTATGATCCCGCTTTCTCCTTGGTATGATAGCGAAGTGCCAATCATTTTTTCGGTACTTTGAAATCCATAGGCAGGCGAATAACTGTATTTTCCTTCTGCGAGCGAAGAAGACAATATAGTATTAACACTTCCATCCATGTTAAGCATTATATTGTAATCACATTGTACATCATTGTATGTAGAAAAATTTCCATGTACAAATATCTTATTTTGTGGGCGAGGCTCAATAGCAACGACATATGAATTGAAGCCTGACATAAGATTAAACATTTCGGTAGAAATATAGCCAGACGATGATTGATTGTCTGCGAGGTATGCACGGTCTTTGCCAAAGGCCTCTAAGTCCTGTATCAGGTAACGGCTGTTGCCGTTCGTCGGAGCGACTCCAGTAACGAAAGAAACCGTGTTGCTAGAGTTTCCCAGGATTTTTCTCCATGTAATTGCTCCTGTCAAACCATTTGATTGAAGACCTAGTATTTTACCTGCAAACTCATTAGGAGTCCAAGATTTTGTTTGGTCTTGAAGTAATGAAGTTGATAACGCATATAATGCTGTTGGTGATGCTGTAATGTATTTTCCCTCAGAAGTTACTTGGATGATATATTTAGATGTTGTGCCAGCATATGATGTAAATTGTCCTGCGATTAAAACCTTTCCATCAGTTTTAAATAATGAGTCAACGCTGGCATTAAATCCAGTTCCGTAGACGAAGCTAGAATCAATGCTTCCATTATTATTTAAACCGATTATTCTGTTTGCAGACGTTCCATTATATGTTGTAAAATAACCACCAACTAAAATCTTTCCATCCGATTGAACAACTATTGAC